GGGTGATGTAGATGCCCTGCAACGCCGGGTCACTGAAGTCCACGACTCCGGCCATCAACGACTTGATGATGCCGGTGGCACCAGGGTCGTTCAGGATCTCGCGGGAGTTCTTGTCGATGAAGGTCGGCGTGGCGTTGTCGTTCTTCATCGCCTTCCACACCGCGTCGGCCTCGGCCTCGACCTGGTCCTGCTTCCACCAGCGGCCGGCCCCCTCCTCCCGCGCCTTGATGACCCGGATGATCTCCTCTTTGGTCATGAAGGGCATACCGCCGGCACCCTTCCACCGGGCGAGCAGAATGGCCTCCGCATCTTTGCGGACAGTCCGCTCGACCGGGACTTCGCGCCCACGGGGAACCATGTTCTCCCGGAAGAAGGTGCTGTCGCTGTTGGGCTGACCGGAGAGCAGCGACAGCCCCAGAGCGGCCATCAGGTTGTTCTCGGCGTACTGGTGGAGCGCCGCGTTCCACCCGGTGCGGGTGTCGTATCCGACACCGGCCTGCGGCTGGCCGTTGCGATCGGAGACGTAAGCCTTGAGCGCATCGGTGCTGACCGGCTCACCGTCGATCTTGATGACCTGCCCCAACTTGGTGGTGTCGGGAACCGCGTACGGGTTGCGGTCGAGCGGGTCGCCGGCATTGCGCAGCGCGTTGATGAACTGGTTCTCCACCAGGGCCCGCTCGTACAACCCGACCACGTTGATGACCGTCCACATCGCGCGATCCCTGGCGACATCGGCGTTCTCCCCGGCGAGCGCCTGCGCGTCCTGCATCAGCAAGGTGGCTGTCAGGTCGGCGTCGTGCCACAACCGGATCGCCGAAGTGGGCAGCACCGAGATCGCATCGAGGAACCCCCACGCGATGTTGCGCACGTCACCGGTCTCGAAGAACCGTGTCATGCCCATGATCGGGGAGGTGAACTGCTGGATCATCCAGTGCGGCACGATCGTTGAGCGCCCGGTGTCCTCGTTGTAGAAGATGCGGTTGAGCACCGGGATGTTGTCCACGAAGATCGCGTCGGCCTGACGGAAGTCGTTCTGCAGTTCCCGCGGATCGTAGACCTGGGGGAGATCCAGGAACTGCGCGATCTTACGCCGCCGCCGTTCCTCGTCCGTCTCCCCTCCCAAGCTGAACAGGTTGGCGCCGAGGAACCCCATCGCCATCAGACCGGTCTGGGTCACCAGTCCGCGCAGGAACAGTCGCGACAGGTCCAGGGTTTCAATGACGTCATCCATGTTGATGGTGTCCACCGTGTCAGGCTTGTAGTTCTCGCCTCGGGAGAACGCGCCGACCTTGCGCATGAACGCCGGTTTCTGCCGGCCGCCCAGCATCATCGCCACCGCCTGGTCCATACCGGACAGACCGGTCAGGTTCATGAACGTGGTGGCGTTGAACCGGGTGAACGCGAAGGGGATCTTCAAGGCGTAGCCGATGCCGTTGACGATCACGTTCTCCGCGTTCGTCAACGTGTCGATCGGTGACATGATCCCCTTCGCCAGTGCGGAGTTCTTCGTCGACCGGATATGCGCCACAGCGTTCAGGCCCATACGGTGAGGGCCTGGTCCTGTCTCGGGGAAGTTCTTCTGCAGCCACAGGGGATCCTGCTCGATCAGCGTGGCCAGCGTCTCCAGCGGAATCAGGTTGTTCGTCATCTCCAGGTACTCGAGGGCAGCCCCGATGTACCGTCGTGCCGCCGAGGTCTGCCGCATACCCAGCCGCGGGTCGTTCATCGTCCGGGCCGTGCCCGTGGCCATGCGTTCCAACAGCCGGCCGAAGCGACCGGACGCGCCGTAGACGAGCTGACCCTCCTCGTCGATGTGCGCCCCCGGTTCGACCATCGTGGAGAACGTGATCTCGCCGAACACCTCACCGGCCCACTCCACCGAGGAACCCAGCCGCTTGATGATCCGCTCCAACGGGTCGTAGTCCGCCACGGTGTACCGAGGAGTCAGACCCATCAGTTTGCCCAGCGGGGTCTCACTGGCCGCCGCCATCATCTTGCCGCGCCAACCGGTGTCGGTCCCGGCCACGACATCGGTGACCTTCTCGAGCTGGTTGTAGAAGAACACCTCGAACATGGCGCTGGTCCACAGTGCCGGGTTGAACAGCCGGTTCACGATCGAGACGTGGTACACGTTGCGGAAGAACGAGTTGGTCGTCTTGACCGACTCCTGGTACGTGGCACCCTGCCGCGCATAGTCGATCATCGACGTCTTCTGCTGCTTGGTCACACCGTTCTTGCGTATCCACGCCTTGCGCTTCTCGTCGTAGTGACGCCAGCTGGACTCGGTCACCCCGTCCATCGCGTCCCGGTCCACCACCGGGTCATGGCCGGACAGGGTCCGCCAGTTCAGTTTCATCGACTCGTAGATCGGCGGGTCGTGCATCAGCGCACGGACGCTCGGGTCGATCGACAGGTACTGCCGGTTCGTGTCGGGGTCGAGCAGTTTCAGCGACAGCGACTTGTCCAGTGAGACAAGCGTCTCGGCGAACGTCGGCGTGATGCCCTGGTACGTGCGCCAGAACCCGTCCAGTGCGGTGCGGTAGATGGCCTGGAACTCGTTGTACGAGTCGAAGACCTGACCCAGCAGGGTGGTCGTCCACTCGTCCAGCGTGTAGGCCGCGATCCGCTTGCGCCGGCCGTTCTTGCGTAGCGGCGCCCACGGCTTCCTCGCACCCTGCTGCGCCTTGTACAGCTTCGTCCAAAACGCCGAATGCTCCAACGGGACCATCCCGTTGTGCAGCGGGTGCATCTTCTTCTCCACGTTGGTCATCATCGCGGTGACCGCTTCGAGGTAGTCCTTCTCCGTGATCTGTTCGATCCAGTCGGACTTCTGATCCTCCCGAGGACCAGGCGCTCCGTACCACTGGCGCACCAGATAGTCCACCTCGATCAGATCCCTGCGGGAGTCCATGTTCAGGTACTTCAGGAACTTGATCGCCTCGACGACCGCAGTCCCGTCCCAGCCGTCCTTGTCCACCGGCTGCTGGTAGACGATCTGTTCCTTGACCGACTCCTTGTAGTGGACACCCTCCATCGGCGTCATGTACTTGGCAGGGCTGACCGGGCCGGTGTCCGGCATGATCCGGGTCACCAGATCCCACAGCACGGTCTGGTCCTCGTCGAACCGGATCACCGTGTTGTCGCCGTACACCTCGTCGATCACCGTCGGGATCGGGGTGTTGTCCTTGGTCAACGGCTTGGACTCGATCACCACCGAGCCACCCTGAGCCGCGGCGACACGGGCGTTGTGCATCGACATCGAGCGGGAGTTCTTGTGCGCGAAGGCCAATGTCACCGGGTTCTCGTCCGAGGCCACCAGCGTCTCGAGCTGCGCGTAGCCCCGCCGCACCATCTGCTGGATGTCCCCGTTCGGATCGACCTGCTCCATCACCACGTTGAAGCGGAATGTCGAATCGAACCAGGCACTGCGGTACGTGTCGCCGTTGCTGTCGACGTGCGTCGACATCGACTCGTTTGCCCAGTCGATCAGCATTTGCCGCATCTCCGGCATGGACACATCGTTGAAGGCCTGCGTCATGACCGGTGGCAGCCGGCGGATCTGCAACGTCTTGTCCTTCGGATCCTTTACGGACAGCAGACCGGGGTTGCTCATCACCATGTTCGGGGTGATGCCGGGGATCAGCAGTGTCATCAGCAGGATGTGCGCGACCCGGTCCTGCGGGGTGACCGTCGACCCCTGCTGCGCGATCCGCGGCAGCCAGTCCGTGGTGTACAGGGCCGCACCGATCTCGTTGGACTGCTGCAACGCGGCCACCGTCTCGTTCTGGAAGTCCAACATCTTGGCGACCTGAGTGGCCGTCATGTCCGACTCGAGCTTCGACCAGCGATCGAGGAACACCTGCACGGTGGTCCACTTGGCCTCGAAGTCGTCCTCGGGCCGGTTGGTCAGCGGGCCGTTCTTGCTCGGGCCGTAGAAGTAATCGACCATCAGGTGACGGAAGTCCACGCCGGTCATCATGAACAGGTCCGCGAAGTTCGTCACCAGACCCTTGACGACACTCTTGTCCCCGCTGGTGTTGGTCGACACCATCGACGACACACCCACCCCGTTGTCGGACAGCGCGTGCGACACGCGCAGCCCGTCCTGCACCGGAGACGTGGTGGTCTTACCGCCCTGCCCCTCGTAGGTGATCTTCATGTTGCGGAACAGGTTGTACGTGCCCTGCACCGTCAGCCCGTCACGGGTGTACTCCTGGCTGTCGATGAAGAACGGGGGAGGAACGGTCTGCAGATTCTCCGGTGTGCTCGGGCCGAACGCGATCCGCAGATCAATGACCGCGTTGCCGCCGGCCGGCTCCGCCCAGGCGGTCAGCAGTTCCGTGCGCTGGGTCTCGTCCGGCATGGAGAACCCGATGCGGTTGATGAGCACCCGGTTCTCACTGTCCACCGTCATGTACAGGTCACCGGCCATCGCGGTGGAACCCGGGTCGATCATCTGCCCGCCCTGCTTCAAGGCGGCGATGAACAGTTTCAGCGCCTCCTCAGGAGGCCGGACGCCCGGCGCGACATAGCCGTCGGCCGTTTGCTGGTACAGCGAGATCATCGGATCGTAGCGACCCATCATGTCCAGCAGATCGTCGAACCCTTCCTGCGTGGCGGCGTAGTCGATGATCTTCTTGGCCACCTTGCCGAACTGGTCGGCCTGACCGGTGCCATGCTGCGGCAGCCCGAACGACAACACATGGTCATCGGAGGCGCCCAGCAGGAACTGTGTCGGGATCAGCACGGTGGCGAACTGCTGCCACGGGCTGGGCTGATCCATCCAGATCAGCCGCGTCCCCTCGCTCAACGCGGAGAACTCGTCGGTCACCAGTGTGACAGCGGTGTTCGCCGCGGACATCGCTGTCACCTCGGACAGTGTGGAGTCCAGTGCCTGCTCGGTGAGGTCCACATCCCAGTCGTCACTGATCGGCTCGAAGATGTGCCCGGACATGCCCTTGCGCTTGTAGCCCATCGTGCCGAACGTCAGATGCTCGACGAGCGCCTGGCGCACACCGTTCACGCTGGTCGTGCCACCGAGGACGATGGACACCCCCTTGCGTACGTAGACGTCGATGACCTGCTTCGCCTGGTCGATGGCCTCCTGCTCGTTCTGCCCGGTGTTGTTCATGAACGAGGTCAGGTCCAGCACCACGATGTCGCCGATCACCGGCTGGATCGTGTTCGGGAATCCTTCCCGCACCTCCACCGGGCTGATCAGGCCGCGTGTCGGGTCACCGCTGGTCTCGTCCTGCTTGTGCTGCCACACCATCGAGTTGGGGTCGAGGTCTTTGAACAGCCGGTGGTACAGCCGCTCCGAGGATTCGAGCTGCATCAAATCCTTCATCAGCATGTTCGGGATGCCCAACTTGTTCAGCCGTTCACCCAGAGCCTCCAGCCGCAGCATCTCGCCGACGACCTTCATCCCCCACTTGTGCGTCTCCGCGATGTCCAGCTTGCCCTGGTCCTGACTGCGGTAGTTGCTGCGCACCTCGAGCTGGGGCAGGCGCTCCTCGGTGATCAGCCTGTCGATCCGTGCCTGGTACAGGGAGCGCACGCCCTTGCGGGTCGGCCCGCCCTTCCCGTACGCCTTGGTCAGCAACCCGTGCCGTCCGGCCGGGGACTCCTTCGCCTTCGCCTTCTCCCCGATCTCGGCGAGGCCCAGCTGCTCCAACCGGCCCATGTCGTACGACGGGAACGGGTCGGCGTCCGAGACGTTCGTGTACGGATACTGCGTATCCTGCGCCACACCACCGACACCGGGGCGGCCCTTCAACGTCTGCGCCACCTTGTGCGACAGGGCCACCAGTTCCGCGGGGCCGCCGCTGCCGTCAAGGGCTTCCAACTCGAACACGAAGTTGGGGTCGGTGGCGGCACGGGCCTCCATCTCCATGTACTTCTCGACCCGCCACACCTCCTTCTTGCCGGTGTTGCGGTTGCGGCCGACCATGACATGCCGGGACTTCACGTACTTGTAGATCGCCGGCATGTCGTCCCACTGCAACATCACGCCACCGAAGCGCCGGCCCATCAGGTGCAGCGTCTTCTCCTGCATCACCTCGGTGACCGTGGTCTTGTTCTCCATCGAGTTGCGCACATGATCCAGTGCGGTCTGCAGGAACGCCCGGAACGCCTGGCCCTTCTTGGTCAGCGAGTCCAGCGGGGACTGCTGCCACAGTTTCGACAGGCCTCCGGTGCCGAAGTACAGCGCGGTGATCGGGCCGAGGTCGTTACGGCCCGTGGCGTTGCGGCCCCGGCCCTCGAAGAAGCGGTTGTTCGCCCAGTCCCTACCGTCCGGCTGCTTGTCCACATCGACGTACTCGATGCGCAGAGTGAACCCTTGAACCAGACTCGGGGCGGTCTGCGAGGAATCCTCGCCCTGTTCCACCCGGCGCATCATGTGGTCGAGCAACTGCTCCAATTTGAACAGCTGCAGCCCGCTGTTCTCCGTCTCGTCGTTGGTGTCGTCGACCTCGGTGACGATCCCGAACAGGTTCTCCGGCGGCAGCGCGGTGTCGGTGGGGATCAGCTCGACAGCCCGCACGAAGTGGTTGTGGGTCTTCAACCCGAGCATCGCATCGTTGAGGACGTCCATCACCTGCTGGATGTCGGAACCGTCCGCCACGACCAACGACGCCTCCGTGAAGTGTTCGGCGGTCGGCTTCAGGAACGTGGTCTGCTCCCCGGCGATCCACGCATCCATCTCCTTCGGGGCGATACCGGCGGCGGCCACGGACTCCTTGACGGCCGCGCCGTCCAGAACCTTCTTCGCCTTCAGCGTCTCGATCGGAACCCGGTCGTTCCAGGTGCCGAGCAGCCGATCCGGGAACAGCCGGTTGAGGATCGTGTCCCGCACCCGGGCCGAATCCATCGAGTCCCGGTGCTGCGCCAGTTCCGCGAGCCTGCGGGCAGCGGCCAGTGTTCGCTTGTCGAACGCGGTGTCGACCAGATAACTCCACGACGTGTCGTACAGCCGGCGGATCTCATCCTCGTTCTTGCCGAGGATGATCGCCGCCATGCTCATGTCCGCCGAGGAGGCGACGACCCGTTCCGAGATGAACTGCTGCGTGGCCCACAACCGCAGCTGATTCCACTCGTTCGGCTGCAACGGGTCGGAGTTCGCCATGTCCGCGATGTCGAAGTCCTTGTCGTACACGGTCTCGCGGAACTTGTCGATCAGCGCGGCGAACGACTCATCGGTCTCCGCACCAGCATGGTCCTCGATGGTGAAGGCGGCCTTCACCCCTTGGAGTTTGTTGATCCGATCCTGCTTGCCGAGGAATGACACGAGCAGCACCTTGGCCTGCATGTCGCGCACCGCGTCGGCAGGATCGTGCGTCATGGCGAACATCTGGCCCACGGTGCTGAAATCCCGTGCCAGGTACGGCATCGTCTGCAACGAGCCCGACGAGTTGAACTCGTCCTCACGGGTCGTGATGTCGGCCAGTTCCTGCTGGTACTGCGCCACGGCGGTCGCCTGCGGAACACCCTGGTTCAGTGCGGCCTGGAACCGTGCGGTGGCCTCGTTCTTCTCACGGATGAACACCCCTTCGATGGCCTTCATCATGTAGTCGGCCACCGCATCACTGAGCGGATCTTCACGGTCCAGCACGACCTGGACCATCGTGTCGTCCTGCCAGAACCTGGCCTGCAATACGGCCACCAGTTCCTGCTTGATCGTGTCCAGGGCGAAGTCCGACTTCGTGCTCAACATCTTCAGCATGTCGGCCACCGCGACCACCAGCTCGTCGCGGATCTTCTCGTTCTGCTCGTCGGTCCGGCCGCGGCCGGCCGTCGTCTGGTACGCCACGAGGAACGAGTTGAGCATGTTCTGGATCGGATAGTACCCGAACTCCAGCTCCTCGAGTTCGATGTCCGTGTCCGGTGCGGTGGTGGCCGTGTCCAACGCCGCCCGACGGATGTACGCCTCGACATGCCCGATGTAGCGGTACGCCTGATCGACCCTCGACTCCTGGTTCGGCGGGTTGAACAGGTTGGCGAAGTTCACCTCCGCCAACATCTGAGCCAGGTTGCCCTCCCCCTTCGGGGAGTTCGGGTCCGGCTTGGACCGCGCCATCGTGCTCTGGTACGTGGACACAGTGTTCTGGGAGTTCACATCCCTCACCGTGGGGAACAGCACCGCCATCGCAAACGGCTGCGTCAACGGGTCGGCCAGCATCTCGACCGCGCCCTCCAAGGTGGACATGTCGATGTCCAGCACCTTGCCGTTGTCCAGCATGATGCGCACCGGGCCCTTGGCCAGAGCCGACAGGTTCGAGGAAACGTCCGACCAGCTGAAACTGGTGATCGCACCCATCTCCAACTGCAACGGGTCGCCGAACCCGATGGTGTCCGCGGTCATCGCAGCGGCCCCCAGCGGGGCGATACGCGGATCGGCCTTGCCCTTGTCGTGCATCCGGATGTACATGGTCTGGAACGCGGCCATCGCCTGGTCCCTGGCCCGCCGGCCGATCGCATCCGGGAACTCCCGGGCCACCTGGATCGCCTTCTCCAACTGCTGCAGCAATAGAGCGCCCTGCTGATCGAAGCCGTCGCCCAGCGGCTCCCCGTTGAGGAGCTTGCGCAGCACCTCCTGCATCGCCTTGACGGCGCGCAGGTTCTGCTCGGCGTTCGCGGCCTGCTCGGCGGTGCGGTCGGCCAGCGAACTCATGCTCTCCGAGAACTCACCCAACGCCTCCCGGTACTCGGTACCGGTGGCATCGGTGGTCCACACGTCGTTCGGGTTCAACTCGAACGCCTCGACACTGTCGTTGAAGGCGTACAGCTTGGCCCGGCCCTGCAACCACATCGGCTCCTCGTTGATCCTGTCGAACATCGACGACAGATCATCGGCGTCGAGGATCGTGGCCAGGAACCGGTGCAACTCCCGGCCACCGTCGGGGATCATGTTCAGGTGCCACAAGGTCTGCAGGAACCGGGACTTCACCTGGCCCAGCCGGACACGGGACCGGAACTGTTCCAGGTCGATGCGGGCGTAGGCCTGCTCCCTGGACAACCGGTTGCCCTTGTCGTCGCGCTCCTCGGCCTGGATGCGGCGCACCTCCTCGTGCAGCGCCGTCACATCCAGCGTCCCCTGTAGCACGTTCCACTCGGCCAGCTTCGAGTACACGTAGAACTGGACGGCCGCCTTCTTCTCGTCCTTCTCGGTGAGCACCTGCTCCACCCAGTTCTGCATCGTGACCTGGCCGTCACGCTCCTCGATCACACCCAGGCGTGACTCCTGCGGGATCACCTCGGCGATGATCTGCGCGGCCCGCGGCTCGTACCGCAGCATGTGCCGCAGGATCTCCACCCGATCCGAACTGCCGTCGGCCGATCCGGGGATGTCCGCACCGTGCGTGGCGTTCCAGGCGTCCAACACCTCGCTCAACTTCAACAGGCCGGACTCGAACGCCTCGATGTCGCGATTCGACTGGTGCCGACGCTGCTCGTTCTCCACACTGGTCGCGGTCTGCAACGCATCCACCAGCATGGTGAAGGCGTTGACCTCGGCACCTCGGGTCTGGCCGGCCACGTTCTGCGCGTACAACTGCTCCAAGTACCACGGCGGGTCGCCGACGGTCTTGTGCAGGAAGTAGTGCGGCGCCCGCTTGAGCAGCGCCAGCTCCTCGCGCCGCCGCGTCGAACTCATCGCCAGCAGTTTCTTCTGGTACTGGGCCAACGTCATCTGCGGGCCGACGTACATCGACGCATCCCCGACCAGCGTGGCCAGCGGGGTGTTGCCGAACACCTCCATCGTGGCCAGCGCCGCCGTGCTGCTGTGCCCATCCGTCTCCGGGCGGGTCAACCGCTCCAACTTGCGGATCTTGCGGATCAGATCCTTGTCCTGATCCATGTCCCGGTTCAGGTTCTTCTCGATCTCCAACGACTTGCGCAGCAGCAACTGCAGCAGCGTCACGTCCCGGTTGCCGAACGTGATGTCGTTCGACTCGTCGACGATCATGTCGGGCACCCGGACATTCGCCAGCATCAGCATCAGTTCGGTCTTGCGCCCGGTGCGCAGCAGATCCTTCAGATCAGCCGACTGATCCGGGTACATGTTCCCGAGGTCGGCGGAGTCCAGCATCCCTTCCAGCATTGCGATGACACGACTCTCGATCGCGTTCACCCCGACGAACTTGTCCATGTCGGAACGGGAGTCCCCGGTTCCGATCTGGGCGTACGCACGGGTGAACTCGTCGAGACGCTGATCCGAGCGGGACAGTGTCTCCGGGTCGAGGTGCGACAGGCTGACCGCCGACTTCAGCAGTGCCGAGTAGTGCAGGTACTGTGCCGCGCGCACCGGGTCCGCGGTGCCCAGCATCGCCAGCGCGTGCCCATGCACCACCGCCTGCCGGCGGGCCCTGGTCTCCAACGCGGCGTCGTCCTCCGGCCGGGCCGGAACATCCGGGGTGGTCGTCATCTGCTCCCGGTTGAGGAAGAAGTCGTAGGCGAAGTTCTGCTGGATCGCATCCCACTCGAGGTTCACCATCGACCAGATCTGCAAGAACTCCGGGATGTTCGTGGTGTCCGACATGGCGAACAGCTCCTGGGCCTTCGCCTCGAACATCGCCTCGACCAGACGCACCCGAGCGTTCACGTTACCGGCCCGGACGTTCGCCTCGAAGTCCGACAACAGGTTGTCCATCGTGGAGTAGTCGAACGGGCCGTTGGTCGCGTACCGGTCACGCAGCCGACTCATCAGCCGGACCAGGCCCTGGGTGACGATGTCCTTCTGCTTGGTCGTCAGCATCGGGTCGGAGAAGTTCCGGATGAACGTGGCCTCCGCGTCCGGCGGGTCGGCCACCACCTTCCACTTCGTCTTCGGCGCTGACGGGTTCTTCGGGTCGTAGGTGAACTGCTCGTTCTCCTGCTGCAGGTACTGCACGCCCCGGCGCAGGTTCCGCAACTGCTCCGGGGTGAAATACTGCTCCTGCGCCTGCACCGCGTTGTCCCCGTCGTGGTCGGCACCCATCGCCTTCAACGTCGCCTGGTGCATGAACACCGCACCGTGGGCGTTGGCCCGTGACAACTCCACCGACACCATCGGGACGAACACACCCCAGGAACCGGTGTCGATCAGCGGATGGCGGGTCATCAGGGTCTCGACCAGTTTCTTCGCGCCGTCCTGCATCTCACCGGGGAGCAGCTGGCCGTTGTTCTCCCACTGGCCCTCGTACATCGACTTGACCTTGGCGTTGAAGTCCTTGATCCGCTGGATCTTCGACTGCGCATCCGGGTCGTCGAGGAAGTCCTGGTACATCTGCAGCAGGATCGCCGGGTTGTCCCGGGTGCCCACCATCATGTCGGCGACCTGCACCCCGGTCCCCAGGTCGAGGATCTGCGCGTCGTACTTGGCGACCATCCGGGCCGCCTCGTCCTTCTGCTCCTGGGTCGAGGCGGCGTTCTGCTGGATCGCCTCGTACTTCGCCTTGCCCTGCATCGCCGCAGTCATCTTCGTGCGCAGCCCCTCGGCGTTGCGCACCAGCGTGTCGATCGTGGTGTCGAACGACATCACCGCGGAGTTCGGCGCCATCTCCAACTCCTCGACCGCGCCACCCACGTTGATCGTCTTGTTGTCGCTGGACCCGAACAGGGTGCGGGACTGCCCGCCGACCGTGTTCTTCCCGGCCAGGAACTTCTCCCAGGCACCCTCCCGCAGCGAATCGAACACCGCCATCGCAATCGGGGAGGTGAACCCGGACTGGCGCATCGCCTCGGTCGCCACCTCGCGCAGCCCGGCCAGCTGCTCGTCCTCCTCAGGAGTCGGCATCGCCAGCTTCTCGATGTCCACCGGGCGCATCCCCTCCTTGATCTGCGCCCACTGCTCATCGTTCGGCATCGACTTGCCGCTGCGGATCGCCCAGTTCACACGGGCCCTGGCGTCCACCTGCTGCTGGTAGTTCGCCGTGCGGCTCATCGACCCCATGCCCATGCCGAACCCGCCGGCAAACCCGTACATCGCCGACTCCAACACCTGACCGGGGTTGATGTTCTCGCTGTACGCCAGAGGATCCAGGATCCCCTGCACCAACTCCTCGGTGCCTTCCGCGTACCCCATGATCACCGCGTTGCGGAACTGCCCGTTGTAGCGGGTGAGCTCGAGTGCCGCGTTGTACATGTCATCCGGGGTGACGTTCATCGGATCGGCGGCGCGGGTCCGCGCCCGGTAGCTGACCGGGATCGCGCGCAGCATCTCGCTGGGGGCCAGCATCTCCAACGCCAGCCGCGGCTTCATCATGTTGCCGTCGGCGTCCCGGATGTACCTACGGCCCGCGATCACCTCACCCTCGTCGGTGAACCGGCTGGACAGGAACTCCCGCGTCCGTTTGCCCGCCACCTTCTCCACCGCATCCCCGGTGGCGCTCGTGATGGCGGCGGCCTTGTCCCCGGCCCACTGCCGCAACTGGCCACGGGCGTTCGGGGGCACCACACCCAGCAGTTCGTCCGAGGCCCGGCTCGGCATCCCGTTGGCGACCCGGGAGTTGCGTGCGGCCCGCACGAACGCCCCGGCGCCACCCATCTGCACCGCGTCGATCGCCACACTGCCGGCCGCGGCCATCCACTCGCCGGCATTCTCGTACGCATCGAACTCACCGGTCGAGTAGTTGAACCCCTCACCGGGGATCATGCCTGCGACCCCACCGGCCGTGGTGGCACCCATCACCCCCATGTACGCCGCACGCCCGGCACCGCCGGAGAACTGCAACGCCGAGTCGGCGACACTGGCCGCCAGGTCCAGCCCGGTCACCCAGTTGGACCGCTGCCGGTCACCGTCGGGTGTGAACTCGTACCACTCGGCGGTCATGTCACCGACGTCACCGCGCCGGGCATCCTCGATCCCGCGCACCGTGTTCGACATCGGGGAGATCAGACGCATCCCCAACCCGGAGAACTCCTTGATCGTGACACCGAGTGCGCCGACCTGATCCGTGCCCTGATACCTCTCGTTCGCCATCTGCGACACCACCGCCGACCGGGCGGCCAGGTCACGCAGCTCGTCCTGGTTCAACCACGACGACACACCGCCGACGATGCCGCCCACCGCGCCACCGATCAGGGTTCCGACCGGGCCACCGAACGAACCGATCCCGGCACCCATCAACGCACCGCCGGCCGCGCCACCCGCGATCAGCGCGGGATCCTGCCAGCCCTGCTGGTACTCCAGCTCCCTGGCGTCGGTCTGCGCCTTGAACTCCCCCTTGGTGATCGCCGTGGCCGCGGTCTCCGAGTTCTGCGTGCGCAACTCCTGCACCCGGTTGCCCACCGCGTCCGGGTTGCCCCTCGGGATCTGCTCGAACAGCCGGGTCTTCTCCGGGCCGTCCAACATGAACTCCGCCATCATCACGTCGGCGGTGCGCTTGTCGAACGCCTGGTACAGGTTCTGCCCCTCCTGCTTCACCCCGTCGACGAACACGTCACCAAAGTTCAGCCCCCGCTGCGGGTCGTCCCACATCACCACACCCGTGGCGGTCGGGTTCTTCGTCGGATCGAACTGGGTGAACCACACCGACTGGTCCTGCTGCTCGGCGGCGAGCGCGTAGTACCGGTTCATCTGGTCGAACGCCTTCTGCATGAACTCGGTGTTCCACCCGTTCTCCATGCCCTGGGAGTTCGCCCCCGTGTACCACGACGACGCCACATCCAGCATCGACTCCGGGGTCCACGGCTTCGGACCCTGACCGTCCCACTCCTGAAGATCCTGCGCGGTGGACGCCGACGCCTGCCGCAACCCCATCGGAGCAGCCGGATTCCTCGCCTGGTTCTTCCAGTAGTCCGATGGGCCCTTCGAGAAGTCAGCCATTGAGGAACCGCACTTTCACTCGTTGCGGCACCATCGTCATGGCACCGGGTCTACCCGCGAGTCTAGGGTGTTCCAACCCGATCATGCACCTACCACAACAGACACGTCACCCGGTGGTCACCCCCAAGGGAACCCGGCACCACCGGGTGGCCACTCGGGATGCGACACAGGTGACACGGCAGTTGAGGGGGCTTGGCCGGTATGTCAGGGGATTCCTGTGGAGGAACTGGTGAAATCCAGAAACTCTTGTGGGAGGTAGGAAAGAAACAACAAACACAAATAACACAACCCTATACCCCCTCATACATATATGTATATATGAATATATGTATATGTATTTCTGCACCTGGAGGGGGTGGGGATCGTGTCAGTTGATTCAGTTTCTCCAACTATACCACCTGTCACACCTAGCTCTATCTGCTCTTCCTGCTCTATCTGCTCTATCTGCAATGTCAATTCAACCAAGGAGGACTGATGTCCACTTTCAAGACATCCATCGAACAAGCGATGACTGCAATGGTAATCAGCAAGCTCACGCCTGCTGAAGCCTCTGCACCTGACCCTGTCGAGGAAGCCTACGCAACCGTTGTGCCACAAGTGCTCAACGCTGTCGGTGACTCACTCGACATCGACAACATGAACAAGCGCGTTGCCGGATTCGCAACTGCTGTCAACATCTTCCTGGATCTCGGGTTCACCGAGGATTCCCAGGAGATCAAAGACCTCATGGTCTCCTACAAGATCACTCCGCCTACGGTTACGCCGTAACTCTCTGAGTGGGGATCGAAGCCAACGCTTCGGTCCTCACTCTTCTTTACTGCGTTCACGCTTTCTTTACACACGTCTGTGTTGACGACTAACGACACCAGACAACACCACTTACTCGTCTAGTCGCGTGACGCTTGCGCTCAGGCTACTGAGCGACCGGCCCAACTAGACGAGTCACAGGCGTGTGTATGTGTTTGCGTGAACGCTTCCTACCTTCCACACGCTCACGCGCTATACGGCGTGAACCCCGTATCCGTTCAACAACCAGGACACGGTGTTGTGTTCGACGCCTACGTCGCCTTGCCCTCTGCACTCCCCAGTGTCAGACGGTGTCGCAGATGGGCCTGGGTCTGAAGACCCTCTCTCCCAATACCTGAAGTGATTTGCCGTAGTCAGTGTAGTCACCTGTAGTCACCTGCAATCTACTTCAGGTGACTACAACAAATCCCCTGGTCAGAGGGACATTTGTAGTCCTGTAGTCAGCGTAGTCACCTTTTTCTCCTTCCCTTATAGAAGAAGAAAGGAAGAATATAGTAGTTAGTATAGGGGTCTTGAAACAGGTGACTACAGGTGACTACATGACTACAAACCTGGGACAATTCGGACATAGTGGACATCTTCATAGTCCTATTCATCCTCGAACTATCGAGGTAGAATCGTTCTATGGCTAACCACATCAGTACCCGGACCTGTGAAGAAGCGGGTTGTCACGAGCGTCACTATGCGCTGGGCAAGTGCGTCCGTCACTACCAACGGCAACGCTTCAAGGCGAAGACCGGCTGCGCTATCTGCGGCGAAAGGCGACTCGATGCGAAGACTCCTCTCTGTCGAGACCATCACCTGTTCGCCTTCGAGTTGTTCCTCATCGCTGTCCTCGACTTCTCCCAACAGACAGGGGAACGACCTCTGTTCCTGCCCGGTTCTCCGTGGCACATCCAGACCTGGATCAACAACTGGGCAGAGCAGCAACTCCAACAGCAGGCAACCGGATAACCCTCACAACGTGAGCCGCTACTAACCCACTTGCAACAGCACGTATCTCCTTGAGACATCAACTCCTCTACAACCTCTCTCTCCTGTCTCAAGCGTGAGACTCCTGCCATGCGTGGCAGGGTGTCCATGCGTGGACACCTTGAGATACAAACTCTGTTTGCAATAAGGGGTAAGAAGCTGAAGCTAAGAAGCTGAAGCTAAGAAGCGAGGAACGTGACCGTTCCTCTTGACTCAAGGAGAAGCAATGACTTTCAACCTCACCTCGATCGGAGCCCTGCTGCTCGCCTTCACTCTCGGACTGGTCCTTCACCCGGTCATCCGTTCCGTCGTCCGCGATCTGAACATGAAGCACAAGTCCCGTCGTTTCGACCGCGCCGTCAAGACTGTCGAAGCGGCCGGCTACTCCGTCGACCTCATCGTCGTGCCGTCCACCGACACACCTGTCGAGGACACCGACCTGACACAGGATCTGTACTGGGCCAACCGCCCGTCCTCACCTGCTGACTGGCTGACCGACTCGTCACAACAGATCGCGGACTCTGACCGCATCACCTGGCAGAATGCCTGACACCCACAATCGTGACGCCGCTGCTGCTTGCTCCCCCGCCGGCAGCGGCGGCACTCCCATCTCAGGAGAAGCCATGAAGTACGCAGAAGTTCCGCCCTACAGTGTCGCCAAACACTTCGTCAGCATTCCTCCACCAGAGGTCTACGTTCCTGAGTGGAAGGCTGACTGCAGCCTCGACAACTGCAATCACCCTGGCATCGTCGGAATACGTATCGAGACTGTCCGTTCGATCACATATTGCGAGCACCATGCTTTCAACCTCGACACCGTGTACCGAGAGTGGCTGAACGAATACAACAGAGTTCGCCGCACTCACTACAAGGACTATGTCAAGGCCAACTTGAGAACGATCCGTGAGTTCAACATCCACACGGATTAACTCTGCATCTGGGTGCAGTCATGGAACAGTGGACACGATCGCCAGTCGTGTTGAGATGGGAAGTGGCAAGCCCGTCAACAGAGGTGCGTCCCACATATGCGGCAAGGTTGATTCTCACGACCATCAACGAGTCAATCGAGACAGCCTTGTCGCGCCATTAGTTGTCCTCGCTGAATCAGCCCCTCGATGCAGGGACATGACCCATTGACACCCTCGCTGAATCAGCCCCTCGATGCAGGGACATGACCCATTGACACCCTCGCTGAATCAGCCCTGATGAGCGAGGTAGCCGGGATGCACCTGCATCTCGGTCGGCAGGCCAGGGCAGCCGGACACAACCGTGTCCACCCTGGCCTGCCTCTCCCACCTCACCCGGTGGATCCAAGAAAGGAAGGTGCCGCATGGCACGCGCAACCAACATGGAGTACATCGCCAAGCTCAAGGCGCAACTGGCCGAGGCCGAGGCCAAGGCCGCGGCGAAGCAGGAGGCGCAGCGTCTCGCCCTCAGTGAGAAGCTGACCAACCTGCAGGCCAAGCAGGTGGAGCTGGACTCCGCTCACGCCACTCGGATGGCCGCGGCCAACGATGCGCACAACGAGCGGATGGCCAAGCTGGACGCCCAGATCCTCGAGATCGAGGAGAAGCTGGCGGACATGGCCTCGGCTGCACAGACGGAACAGACCGATGACAGCACTGACTACGCAGTTGCCGATCTCGACACCGTCTGACGCGATCGACCAGGTGCTGGGCCAGCTGCACGGGACACCCGCCTTCCTCGCGGGTTCCTGTGTGGCGGCCCAGGCCTACGATCACGACCAGTACCACGACATCGACGTGTTCGTCCCGTCGCAACCCATCCTGTTCATCACCATCCAACGACTGCTCGACCAGGGCTACTACCTGGACGACCGCTTCAATCGGGTGTGGTTCAGGTGGCAGCGGTACGGCCTCAAGGGTTGGCACACCAACTCGATGAGGATGTACTCGATGGACAACGTGGAGACGAACATCGTCTACAAGCTGGTGGACGGACACCCGACCACCAGCCTGGCTCAGGTGCTGGAGTCCTTCGACTTCGGCCTGCTCGGTGTCGGCTACGACATCGAGACCGGGATACGCAGGGACATGCGTCCCTATCTGTTCCCGCACCTGCAACCCGATGGCCCTCTGCCGCTGATGCCGAACAAGCGCAGCAACTGGCGGCAGGGTTTCATCAGCCAGTACAACGGACTGCGGGAAGCCTCTCGCCTGTCCAAGTACCAGGGCTACGGGTACGACATGAGTGAAGTCATCGACGACCTGATCACGGGTTACCGCATGGCCGCGCTTTACCACACCGGGCACTTCGACCCGGACAAACAACTGCTTGGCGAGATCTACACGCGCATCGCTCATCTGATCGAGAGTGCGCAGTTCGACGAGCTCGCCACAGCGTACGCTTCGATCGACTTCAACGACCCGTTGGATGAGATCATGAGCAAGTTGGAGTAGGGCTACGATGACCGATAGCACTCGTCATCCCCGCCAACTCCACGAGGCTTTGACACTCAGTGACCTGGCTCGCCAGGCCGCCTCGATGTCGAAGCATCCCTCGCACAGGGAACCGCCGCGGGTGTTGACGCCCGAACAACTGCACAGTGACTACGAGGACAACCTCTTCGCACAGTTGGCGGACTCGATGCGAACCCCCACAAGTCCATCGGACGACGACGACGTGCGTCTGGTGGAGAACGACAGCCGGCATGAGATGTCGCTGGCTGAGTTGTACCGCAAGGGCCGGCAGCGGGGCCTCATCAAACCGCAGCGACAGTACACCTAACCGATCCAAGGAGGATCACATGCCATCATTCACCACAACCGAACTCCAGTCCGGTGGAGTTCTCGTCACGGGTACCGACATCAACGGGGACAAGGGCCGCACGGTCCTGAAGTCTCCGGTGTGGGATGCGGTCAAGCAGTCCAAGCGTCAGCAGGAGGCGGCGGAGAAGGTCGACGCTGTCATCGAACAGATGCTGGCCCCGCTCAACGAGGTGCTCAACGAGATCGCCGAGGACCTGGACGACAGCAACGACTGGCGTACCTACATCATCAACGAGGGTGCCGAGGGCGAACCCACCGTGGGTGTCACGCTCGATGACGACGGCGTGCTGCTGCGTCTGCTCGCAGAGACGGACGGCAGCATGTTGATCTGGGTCAACGAGACCACGCTCGACGCCATCAAGTCCTGAGACATGCAGCGACCCGAGACAGGGACACAACCAATGACCTGTCTCGGGTCGCTGCCTCTCACCTCACCCAAGGAGAGTCATGCTTGAGAAGCTGCTCAAACTGTACACGATGGCGATGGCGTTCGACGTCCGCTCACCTATGCCGCATGTCGTCGGCCCGCCTGGATGTGGTAAGTCCACCAGTGCGGAACAGTTGGCCGACTTGCTGGACGTGAATCTCCACATCCTCAACGTCAGCCGGCTGTCACCTCTCGAGGTCGAGGGTGTGCAGATGCCACACGGCAGCGGCGAGGACATGGTCCTTCGCATGTTGCCGGCCACCTTCTGGACCAGCCTGAGACACGGCGACATCCTGTTGATGGACGAGTTCCTGCGGGGATTCCCCGAGGTGTACAACGCACTGTTGGACATCTTCACCTCTCGCAGGGTTGGCGCCTTCCATCTGCCGAAGGTGTTCATCATGGGCAACTCCAACAGTGTCATCACCTATGACCCTGCACTGGAGGACAGGCTGATTCATCTGCCTGTGCCCGACCCTCGCAAGTCGAAGGCCGAACAGAAGAAGCTGTTGAAGATCTTCGTGGAATCACTGGGCCTACTGCCTGAGATGGTGACACATCCGGACACTCTGGAACTGCTCGAGACTGAGGTGTTCCCGATGTACTCCGTGCTCGACGCCTTCACCAAGAAGGGCGTCAAAGTGCAGCCTCATCCTCCCGAGGGTCAGAGTCTGCGCAAGCTGATCGGCCTGGTGCAGATGCGGTTGGTGGACCCAGGGATGCTGCGAGATGTCATTGATCTCAACAACACTCTGGCCATGCACAAGTCCAAGCCGCAGTACGTGCTGCTGGTCGACGGCAAGAACGTCCCTGCCGGGTATCAGTCAGCGGCAACAGGACTGATCGGCAATCCGAAACTCAACCATCTTCAGGCGCTCAACCTGAAGATGAACCTGCAACTCATCCAGCTGCAGGAAACCATGACCCATCCCGAGGAGGATCCAGATGAATGAGCTCATCACGATACGACCAGGCTTGGTGTTCCCTCGCCTGATCCTGAAGCGCACGCTGCCCGACATCGAGACGGCACTGTTCTTCGCCAAGCTGTTCAAGTTCGACGCACAGGAACTGGGCATCCTGCTGTACGCCCTGTTCCGCGAGAACAGTGTGCTGCACGCACTGACCCAGGACAGTGGTGCGCACAGCCACGAGTTGCAGGACTATCTCGTGGAGCTGGGCTATCAGCCCGAGATGCTCGACGGTCTGATCGCCTTCGATCGTGACGTCCGGCCGCAGGGGGAGATCCTTCCCGAACTGTGGCAGTCGTTGCAGGTGGAGATCGCCACGTCCATTCAACAGGTTGCCGACAAGTTGAAGAACGTGGTGGGCACACTGCCCGGTAAACACGGGCAGATGATGTTCTCCACGCTGGCCACGCTGAACGCGAAGCGTGCCACGATCGGTGACTACAAGGCCCGCATCCAGCACACGCCGGCCAAGCCGAACCTGATCGTGTTCGACGTGTCGGGTTCGATGTCGGAGAACACAGTCCGTGCCCTGGTCGGCGACGTTGTCGCCCTGTCCTGGGAGGCGGACGCTCACCTGGCCATCGTCAGTAACACCACGACGCACTGGCACCCGGGTGAGTTCTCCGAGCAGGCCGTGCTGCACGCCGCGGAGTATGGCGGCACACACTACGAGACGCTGAAACCACTCTTCGATTCCACGGAGTGGGGCGTTGTCGTGAGCATCGCCGACTACGACAGCAGCCCGGCTGCCAAGTCGGCGTTGCGTGATTGCACCGGCAGCATCGAGCAGGTGCTCGACATCAGTCTGGTGGATCGGCCCACGTACCTCAGTGAGGTGCTGGGCCAGCTGGCCAACGAGGTACGCCCGCTGCTCATGGCGCAGACCTCGTTGACCTACACCTACTAGCACCACCTCATCGGCCACGGGATCCGCCGTGGCCGATGAGCGCACCACCTGTAACACGCACCATCTCACATCCATCAACCGTCCAAGGAGGACAACTGTGAGTAAGCCAGTCAACCCCAAGAACGTCACCGTCTTCGGGCGTCTGTCGTTCCCGACCTTCACCGCTGCCGAGGCCTACGAGCGCAGCCAGAAGGGAAGCTACCCGGCCAAGGACATCGGCTCGGCCTCGCCCGACTTCCTGATGCTGGTCACCCAGGGTCAGTGGGATCGGTTCCTGACCCACGCCGTGGATAACTTCCTGCCCTACTGCCAGGAGCAGCACGCCAAGGGGGAGAAGCGCGATGCGCTCGAACCCAAGGAGGTCAAGCAGTTGATCGACGGGATCAGTGGTGATCTGGCCGACCAGATCTACAACAGCCCGGCCAAGCCCGTTCACGAGAAGTCCGCGGAACTGGCACCGGAAGCGGTGGCCACGATCAAGGCGATCGGACCGAAGGGCGGCAACATCGAACTCAAGGCGATCGTTCGCAACGAGTCCGAGCTGCTGGTGCCGGACCCGGATCTGATCATCCCGGAGCGGGGCACCATCCTGCCGCTGTCCGACACGAAGTTCGAGATGTACCCGGGCTGCATCGTGGTGGCGACCCTCAATCTGTACGCCTATCACAATGGCAAACTGCCTGGCTTCTCGGCCGGCGTGACCACCGCTGTGTTCAAGGCTGATGCAGAGAGGTTCGGCGGCGGCGTCGACATGGACGCCGACGAGATGTTCCTCGACTGATCACTATGGCGGGTGCCTCGGAGAAGAAGCTGATGCTTCCTCTCCGGGGCGCCCGCCTCTTCCCCTGAAAGGAGAAGCACATGGCTGAGATGTTCTCGGCAAGCCGGGCCGAACGGCACATGCAATGCCACGCCAGCGCACAACTGGACGTGGCGATCCCAGGCTGGCAGCCACCTGTCGTTGACCCGCTCAAGGACAACGCTGCCAACCGGGGCACCCATCTGCACGACCTGTTCGCACAGGTGATGGAGCTGCCCGCGAAATCAGCGGCGAAATTTTCGGAAGCCCTCTCCTACGTTGCGGACATCCGCAGCCGGAGGCGATTCTCCACGCTGATCGAACACGAGGTGACAGTGGAATGGCTGGCCACCAAGCCGCACACGACAGCCGACCTCGTGCTGTACCTGTCTGACGAACTCCACATCTTCGACCTGAAGACGGGAACCATCCCGGTGGATGTGGTCAACAACCTGCAGTTGATGTACTACGCAGTGAGCTACGGCCACTTCGCACCCAAAGCGAAGGGGGCGTGGCTGCACATCGTGCAACCGTGGGCGGACAACACCGCCACCTGGTTCGCTGACACCGCAACACTGGCTCGGTTCATGGGTGAAGCACAAGCCACCGAGACAGCGATCCAACAGGGCAGCACGACGTTCACACCTGGTGACTCGTGCATGTTCTGTCCCGCCAATCCGCACAGCCGAGGACTCAAGGGAACTCCCATGTGTCCGACGATGATGCAGATTCTGTATCCGCCTGTCCTCGACGAGGCGGAAATCCTGAAGGAGGACTAGCACCATGCACGACAACCAGTTCATAGGCCTGGACTTTGAGACCTATGCTTCGACGGATCTGCGGACCCACGGGTTGAGCAGGTACGTGAACTGCCCGGACTTCCAGGTACTGATCGCATCAGTGCATGGACCTCTGCCGGGTCAGAAGCGCCGCTTCGATTTCATCAACGACCCGGATGCACAGGACAAGCTCGCCGCTGCCCTGTCCGGGTGGATGATCGCGGCGCACAACGCAGGGTTCGAGCAGGCTGTGCTCGCACAGCTGGGCCTCGACTTCCCTGCGGAGCGGTTCATCGACACCGCTGTGCTGGCCCGTGCCGCGGGCGCGGCCGGCAAGCTCGAAGCCGCAGCACCTCAACTGCTCGGTATCAACAAGGTGGAGTCAGGGGTTCACCTCATCAAGGTGTTCTCCATCCCTGGCAAGTACCAGCAGGAGAAGATCACCGGGCAGTTCCAGCCGGAGATCATCGAGGAGTTCCCGGACAAGTGGCAGGAGTTCATCTACTACTGCGACGTGGACGCCGAACTCAGTTACCGGCTGGCCGAGTTGCTGCTGCCGCGCACGACGTCACGGGAACTGGCGTACACCCATGTCACCATGAACATGAACAGCACCGGGTGGCACGTCGACACCCCGCTGGTGCGGGAGATGCAACGCCGCTACCTGCACAACGTGGACAAGGCGATCGAACAGTTCCGCACGGACACCGGTTCGCACGACCTGAACCTGGCGTCCTTCCCTCAACTGCAGCAGTGGTGCAAGCAGCGAGGGGTCAACGCATCCTCGTTCGACGAGGATGCGGTGAAGCGGATGATCACCTTGATCGAACGCAAGCTGACCAACGGCACCACGTTGGAGGGCGTCAAGCGTGAAGGCTACGAGCAGGTGCTGCACCTGTTGCACACGAAGCAGATCATGGGTGGGTCCAGCCTGAAGAAGTTGGACACCATCCTGAACACGGTCGACCACACTGGTCGGCTGCGTGACCAGTACCTGCACTGTGGTGCTGGTGCCACGTTCCGTACCTCGGGGCGTGGTGTGCAGATGCAGAACCTGAAGCGGCTCAACGGTGAAGGGGATGAAGTCGAGCTGCTGCTCGAAGACCCTGACCTGCAGTGGGACAACGGCCAGTTGGCCTCCAACCTGCGGCAGGTGTTCACGGCCACGGACCCTGAGGGTCTGCTGGTCGTCGGGGACTTCAGCAGTGTGGAGTCCAGGGGTCTGGCGTGGCAGGCCGCAGAGCAGTGGAAGCTCGACGCCTACCACCAGGGCCACGACCTGTACAAGGTGCAGGCATCCAAGATCTTCGGCGTGCCGTACGAACAGGTCACCAAACCTCAGCGCCAGATTGGCAAGGTGGGTGAGTTGGCCTGTGGGTACGGGGCCGGCGCCGATGCGGTGCATTCGTTCGCCGCGAAGATGGGTGTTGAGATGACAGTGCAGGAGGCGGCGAAGCTGGTCATCGACTGGCGTGCCGCCAACGAAGGTGTCGTCACCTACTGGAAGCAGCTGGACCAGGCGCTGCACGATGCACTGAGTGCGCCGAGGTTCGGGGCCGAGGTGATCAAGGACAACTGTGTCGTGGTGTTCACCCCGTTCACCGCACCTGAGTCGTTGCGGGAACAGGTCGGAGATCCCGACCTCGTATCCCTGCAACTCGAGATGCTGACGCTCGACGGCCAGAACCTGCTGACCCGTGTGATCCACGGTGCGCAGATCAAGGGCCGCAACATCGGTTACTACAAGCCGAGCGAGCTGAAGACTGGTGACCTGTGGGCCAACTCGTTCATCGACCCGAAGACCAAGCAGCGCCGTGCCTACACGATCTACGGTGGCAAGCTGTCCGGCATCCTGACCCAGTCGTTGTGCCGGGAGTTGTTCTTCGCCAGCCTGTACCGAGTGCAGGACTGGGCACGAAGCACGACCAACGTCAAGGTTGTCGGCCAGTTCCACGACGAGATCGTGGTGGACTGGTCACCGGACACGGACCCGCACGCGGTGCCGTTGAACACAACAATGCAGATGATGGACAGGTTCATGTCGTCATCGGTGCTGCAAGGGTTTCCGTTGTCGGCGGAGATCAAGAGCGATTACCGCTACACGAAGTGATGCTGTAACGGGAGCGCCAGGTTGCACAGGCCTGGCGCTCCCGCCCAACCGAAAGGAGGTAGCTGTGCTAACTCTCTCACACATCGTCGGAGTGGACCCAGGTCTGGTACACACCGGCACGGTGGGGATGGTGTTCGATCCTCTGTCACGAACCGTGACTGTCGATCACCATGTCACCGACGGCATGGACCCTGACGACGTTCTGGCCTGGTTGCAGTCCACCTACCCGGGCCACCGACCCAAGGTGTTCATCGAGAAGTACGTCCCTCGTCTGCGTCTGAACTCCGACGAGAGGATGGTCAAGGGTGAGGCGGCGTTCATCAAGACGCTGCCCAACGCCATGCTGATCCGCAACACCGGGGTCAAGCAGATGGTGCCCGTCGACCTGATGCGTGAGCTGGGGGTGTTCCAGTTCCCCACTGCCACGCATCACCAGGATCTCCGGTCGGCTGCCCGCATCGGGATCTACGGGATGATGCGGGACGACACCGGCAACACGGTGCTGGCCGAGTTCATCCGTGATCTGCTCGACGGTGTGGGCTGGGTGGTCGCATGACCACGATCGCCGAGGTGGAACGGCGTGCAGGTGTGACGCTGTTCCCGTACCAGCAGAACTTTCTGGACAGCATCCTTGACACCGGCAACCCGGAGCAGTTGCGTGCCTGTCTGTTCTACAAGACGGGTGCGGGTAAGAGCCTGACCGCACTGGCCGCGATCGCCGCACTGGGTTACGACCGGTGCGTAGTGATCGCACCTCCGTCCACTCACCAGCACTGGCTGGAACTGGGTGAGACGTTGGGCATCCGGGTCGCACCGCTGTCCCATGCGTTGTTCCGGCAGAAGACGACGAAGTTGTCGCGGACTGTGCCGATCGTGGCCGACGAGTTCCACCTGTTCGGTGGGCAGCGGGGCAAGGGCTGGCGCAAGCTGGACAAGTTGGCCCAGCATCTGCAGGCCCCGCTGATCCTGGCGTCGGCCACGCCGAACTACAACGATGCGGAACGCTGTTACTGCGTGTCGCACATTCTGGATCCGATGGGCACTCGGGGTGGATACCTGCAATTCGTGTACACCCACTGCACCACCGAGCAGAATCCGTTCGGGGTGGAGCCGATCGTCACCGGGTTCCAGAAGTTCTCGAACGCCGCGGAGTTCCTGGCCTCACTGCCCAAGGTGTACTACCTGCCTGACGATGCGGTGTTCTCGATCATCGAGATCCCGTACAAGGAGCAGGTGCCGGACGAGTTGCGGCAGTGGTGCTACAACCGCCGCCGGCACAAGGTGGTGGCCAGCATCATGGAGATGCGGCACACCCTGCGCTATCAGGGACTGGTCGACGAGGACGACCATCTGCGCGCGCATGTCATGGCGGAGCTGCTGGCTGTGATCCAGCCCAGTGCTGCTCCTGTCATGGTGTACGCCAACCATGCGACAGTCGCGCTGGCAGCACAGCGTGCGCTGGTTCGTGACGGTGTGCCTGCCGCACTGGTCACGGGTAGTACCTCACCAGAGGAGAAGGACAGAATCCTCAACGAGTTCCGGGCTGGGCAACACCATGTCCTGATCGGAACCGCAACCTTGGCCACCGGTACCGACGGTATGGACAAGGTCTGCGACACCCTGGTGATCTTGGATGACACCGATGACGACGCGCTGCGCCGGCAACTCATCGGTCGAATCCTCCCGCGTGGCAATGCAACAGCCGCACGGGTGAAGCACATCTTCCGCATGACACCCACCTCCTGATCGACATGGGGTTGGGGACCGGTACCACGCCGGCGAGAAGGAGGAAGTTCATGACATCTAAGGAAGATGTGCTCAACAAGCTGTACGAGAAGTTGCTCGATCCGAACCTCTCACCTCGTGAGTTCAACGAGGTGCGACGACGGATCACCCTGCTGCAATAACCCATCGCGGAGCCTGTCGTCACCTAGTGGCGGCAGGCTCCGCCTGTCAAGAACGAGGTAGCTATGCCAACAATCAAGACCAAGAGGGAGATGAGCGAAGAAGCTGTTCTGCTGGCTGAGTCCTTCTCTCTCGTGATGCACGACAACGTGCTGTACCTGCCTGTCGACTACAAGACCGGCTATGAGGAAGTGAACGTCGATCCGTTGCGCACCATCTGGCTGCCACTGTCGCCACAGGGTGTGCAACGTCGAGCTCTGCAACAGTTCGACACGTTGTTCCAATCCTCGATGGAAGAGCTGAACTTCCACTACATGGTGTGCCAGTCAGCACGCCAGTTCACCGGGGATGTAACCGGTTTGCTGGTGCGTACACCTGACGGATTGAAGGAGTTGCGCGGCAACGGCCAGCTCCATGAGCCGAACGGGGAGTTCGTTCCGAACTGCCTGCCGGTGATGCTCAACTCCGTCGAGGCCGACAAGGCCGAGGTGATGTCGGTACTGACCGAGTGGCTGGGTTCCGAGGAGGAGGCCGTGGCGTTGCTGCGTCACCTAGCCACAGCCCTGGCACCGGACTGGTCGGCAGTGAAATACGTGCTGCTGCTGGGTGACGGACGCAATGGCAAGTCCGTGCTGATGAGCATGGTGCAGCGTCTGTTCGGATGGGAGAACTGTTCCCATGTGACACGACAGGAGATCAGCAAGGCCTCTCCTGTGGTGACCGAGGTGCAGGGCAAACTCGTCAACATCATCTACGACGGGATGGCCGAGTACCTGCGTGACTCCGGCAACGAGAAGTCGTTGATCGCAGGGGAGCCGGTGTCCATCCGGAAGCTGTACTCCTCGCAGACCACGATGGTCAAGACCAACGCCCTGTTCATCGAAGGTCTGAACAAGGAGCCGAAGTCCAGTGACAAGTCCACGGCATTGCAGGCCAGGATCATCCGGTTCTGGTTCCCGAATGTCTACAAGGACAACCTCATGTTCATGGACCACATGTTGTCCGATCGGATGGTGGGCGCCCTGCTCGCTCTGATGATCGACAACTTCGTGCGCAAGGAGCACAAGGCGGTGATGCTGGCGCCCACCTCGACATCGGTGTCACTGCAGCTGGAACACATGCACGCCAACTCGTTGGCCATCCAGTTCCTCACACACATCGAGGACAAGGATCCTCTCGGAGCCGACGGCCTGATCGGTCTGAACTTCTCCGAGGTGGCTACACGGTTCCAGTCGTGGCGGATCAACGAAGGTGACCTGAATCCGTGGTCGGAGCCAGACATCTTCGAGCTGTTCCGGCCTGTGGTCCTGGTGGATCGCAAGTCGAAACGGGTGAACAACAAGCCCCGCAAGGTCAAAGTCCTGACGGGGTTCAAGCCGGATGCGATTGCGTTCCTCGAGTCCCTGAAAGGAGATGACGTAGCACATGGCACAGCAATGGTGGAAAACGATGGAGCAGTACCAGAACTCCTCGCCGATGCCGAATGAGTTCGATCGTTTCTCGGGACCGGCCGGGCCTGCCCTGGTCCGAGCCTGGGACAACGGCAAGACCGATCGAGGCTGGGGGTTGAAGCCGACCGACAAGTCACCGGGCTTCATCCCGAAGTACCGTTCCGGTGGGTTCCGGGCAGCACCTGTGCTGGCCGGTTTCGAGGCGGGACGCTGGAACTTCGCGTTCGTCATGAGGTCGTTGCGCCTGGTGTGCATCGACATCGACGGGAAGAACGGCGGCATGTTGCACGCCGGCAGGCTCGGTCTGCTGCCACGCACACTGGCAGAGACCAGCAAGAGTGGTGACGGACTCCACCTGTTCTACGCGACCAGCGACGATCAATGGGACGACGCCACCGGGTACGCCGGGTACTCCGACCGCATCGGCTTGGAGACCGGCGTGGACTTTCGCGCAGTCGGGTGTGTGTACCACTACCCGCAACAGAGGTGGAACGGGGAGCTGATCGCTGAACTCCCCGACCACCTGAAGCAGCGGCTCCACGCCGCAGCAGCCGCACCCTCCACAACCGTGGAGGGGATCATCGCCTATCTGCAGACAGCAGACGACATGGAGGTAGCACTCATGCACGACAATCTCATCACCGATCTCAACAAGCCGATCCCGGATGGCCGGCGCAACAACACTCTGTTCGCCATCGGGTCGCAGATGTACGCGGCCCAGATCATCGGATGGGAGACGCTGCTGCGCACCCGTGCCGACGAGGTGGGCCTGGACCCCGAGGAGATCGACAAGCTCGTCACCAACATCACGAAGTACGGGGCGACGGCATGACCGGCCCGGTGCGCCAGGAGATCCTGGTGGAAGCGGTGCGGCTCACCACGGGTGACCGCAACAAGGACTACGGTGATCCGTCCGACGACTTCGCTCGGACGGCCGCCATGTGGTCGGCGTACAAGGGTGTCGAGTTCGACATCCATGACGTGCCGATCATGATGGTCCTGCTGAAGGTGTCACGTTGCGCGGAGAGCCCGTACAAGCTGGACAACTTCGTGGACATGGCCGGGTATTCGGCGCTGGCCGGCGAGGTCCGGCCGCCCGAACCGGACACGACCGCGGCCACGGGCTGCATGTGCAGCAAGTAGCCGCAGAGGATTCGAGCCTTGTACCCGTCACACCTGTTGAACAGGTGTGGTGGGTGCGAGGCTCGACTCTTCTTTACTGAGCCTGTGACGAAACTGTGCGCACGATCCCTCTCTTTTTTGGGTGCTACAGTTTCGTCATGTTCAGCGATGACACGACCTATCTGGATGAGGTGGAGGAAAGTCTCAAACGGAGGTTCAATAAGGACGAAGCAGATCGACGTCGGCTCCCGTCAACGGCAGCCGACGCCGCGGCGTCCGACCGCCTCGACCAGTTGGTCCTGCCTGATGAGATGAGGGCGAGGATGCCCTTGACGAAGGACAAGTTCTTGGTCAAGGAGAACCCGCACCTCGTGAGCTGGGAGCGGGAGGTGCGCAAGTTCCTGCGCAAGCTCTCCCCCGAACACGGCCACCGTGTCTCCGCCGTCATGATCTACGAGTGGGCCACCGGTATCCGTGTCGCAGACATCATGCAGCACAAGATCGACAAGCGGTGGCCCGGCCAGCAGACGTGGCGCAGTGACCTGCGCAAGATCAACCAGATCCTGAAGTTCTACTTCGGCAAGCCGTACATGACCTACATCTGCGGCAAGAAGGTGAACAAGGCGTACCGTGTCCGGCCCGGCTACTACATCCGCCGGCACCGGCCCATGACGTTGACGTTGTGGGCGGAGTACACCGAGGGTGTGCTGAATCCGTGACGCACCACCCGGTCACCGTCCTCAAGGACGGCACTCGGGTGTACTCGAACCACACCCGTTACCGCCCGATTCCCCCCGAGGAGCGCAAGTACAAGGTGCGCAAGCCGGACGTCCCCGGTGCCGTGATGTACAACAAGGAGTGGTTCCTGCCGCTGCAAGTCCTGGCCGACATCGACAGGGTGCTGCCGGAGACACGACCGGACACCGACGCCTACGACCACGCAGGCCGTCACCCCCGCTGCCGGTGTGATGTGTGTGGCCGGCCGGAGGCGGACGCCTGGCGGGAGAAGTGGTGGAAGGAACGCGGCGTCAGATTCGTACCGCCTGCGCCTGGGCGATGACCTCCTCGTCGTACATCGCGCCGCCCTCCAACCGTTGGAACAACTGCTTGATCGAGTTGAGGTCGCGGGCCAGTACCGCTTGCAGGATCAGCGTGGCCGCGGTCTTGTCCAGGATGTCCGGTGACTTCTGGTACACCATCTGCACGGTGCCGAACCGTTGATGCCACAGCCACAGCAGCCGGGTGTCCAGGCTGGCCCGGTGCTGCTCGGGGATGGTGTTGCGCCAGTGGCGCACCTGCACCAGCTCGGCGCTCATGTGCCGATCCCGTGCAACGGGCAGTCGAGCACCATCACGAACGTGCCGTCGCCCCGGCCGCGGCCGTGATGGTTGTCCATCCGTGGGCACTGGCATCCCTGGGTCACCGCATCGGCGCTGCCCGGGTTGGGTGTGTCCATCATGATTCGATCGCACCTCCTGTGAGATCGACGAACTCGACCTCGATCTGACGGTTGGTGGCTGGGTGAGAGCCGGACTTCCGCCGGCCCACCAGCCGGTTGAAGATCATGGTCCGGGCGACGTTGGCCCTGGTCATCGCACCCCGGTCACGGGTGTTCGGACTGTTGGCGATCTCGAACAGGGTGCGCACCACCAGCTCGTGCGTCGGCACCGCCAGCATCTCGTCGGTGACCATCTCCGGGTTGTCTGCGACGTGCTGCATCGCCTGCTTGATGGTGACGATCTTCATGCCCACACCCCTGTCCAGTCCTCTTCGTAACTAACCGACTTCTGGGTCTCCCCGGAATGGTCGAAAAACTTTCCGCTGAAGAAGTCCAGTTCCTTCACGGACTGCACCGCGTAACGCAAGGCGTCCATCATGTGGCTGTACTTGTCGTGCAACGGCTGCTGGGACCACATCTGCAACCGGGTGTTGAACTCGTACTTGTAGTTCTCCAGGCACTCCAGCAACCACTCGCAGTTCGTCTTGTGGACGATCGTGTTGTACAGCGTCATGCGGGTCTGCTGGATGTCGGTGATGATCGAGAAGTCCCCTTGCCGGGAACCGGGGATCTTCCACACCTTGTTGGACTTGGCGAGCACCGCGACGTTGCCGAACCGCTGGCGCATCATGTCGGCCGGCGTGGTGTTGATCGCCTTCTCGTGGTGGTCGCCGTCCCACGGCAGGATGATCGCGGCGATCTTGTTGAAGTAGTGCTTGGTCTGCAGCACGTCCACGTACTCCGGCAGCGCCATGCCGTGACCCTCTCCGCAGTCGTACAGGAACAGCCGCCCGTTGATCCACTGGAACGCGACCCAACTGGTGGCGTCCGACTGGATCCCCGAGGAGCCGATGTCGAAGGCCACGTACACCGGGTGGCCGGGGTCGAGGTTGAAGTCGTGAACCCGGTTGTCCCGTTCGAGCTGCATGTACGCCTCGCCGTACACGGCCGCCGCGTCCATCTCCTCGAAGGAGACGTAGTATTCCTGCTCGAACATCCGGTCGTTGCCGAACCGTTTCAGGTAGGTGTCCCTGATCCGTTCGAGTTCGTCCTCGGTGAGGACCGGCGGGAGGCCTTCGCGCTTCATGATCCTGTTGAGATCGTCAATGTCGCGGATGATGACCTGTGCCTCCGGGTTGGTCTTCATCGACTCCATCAACTGCCACAGCGGGTTGCGCCGTTTGCCACGCGGAGTGCTGACCACCATCAGCCGCTTCTGTTCGGCGCGGTTCTCGAGGATCGGCATGAGCCGTGGAATCGGATCCTCCCGGCTGAACAGCGCCAGCTCGGTGATCGTGTAGTCCTGGAACGAGGTGCCGACACCGGCCTTGTCCTGGCCGGACTGGAAGTAGCCCTGCAACTTCAGCCGGCTGTGGTTGGTGAACCGGCCCTCCATCACGGTGTCCTTCCAGGCCACCACCTCCGCCGGCACGTTGTCGTGCAGGCCACGCACATAGTCCCCCGTCACCGGGTCGATGTACGTCTTGTCCCACAGGATGTCGCGGATCATCGGGTTGGACAGCGAGATGTACACCCCCGTCGTCTTCGCCGTCTTGAGCCGTGCGTCACACTGCTCCATCGACGCGGCGACATCCTTCCCGGTCTGCCGGGGCAGCACCGCGATCCCGTACCGCTTGGTTCTCCACATCTTGTGGAGTTCCTGTTGATACGGCCTCGGCTTGTAGTAGACCGGGAAGGTCGGCACCGCGGCTCCTATTCAGATGAGCTGATCAGATCTTCGAGCTGGCTGACCAGGGTGGAGCGCGGAGCGTCCTTGGCGTTCTCCGCGTCCAGCACGATCTGCGCGCGCGCCGGATTGTCGCCGACCCACTCCATCAACTGCGCGATGGTGGCGTTGATGGTGGGAGGCGGGTCGTCCTGCGGCGCCGGAGCACTGGCAGCAGTGGCCGCGAACCCGGCCTGCTGCACGGCAGCACGGGTAGCGGTGGCCACGAACCCGACCTGCTCGATCTCCACGATCCCGCCGGCACCATCCCAGCGTCCGGGGTTCACGAGGAACTGGGTGGCGTCCTTGGCGACCACTTCCTCCTCGACGTGGAAGGTGGTCCAGACATCCCCGTCGGCGGAGATCAGGAACTGGATCTCGGTAAGGGTGTGCACGATCCTCACCCACTTCCAGTTCGCACCGGGGACAGCTGTGGTGTACACCCCCAGGCCGTTGACCTTCGCTTCCAGGTTCGTGCCGCCGCCGGGGCCCCAGCCGCGAATCCCGAACAGCGCGCTATTGTCGGCGGCCCGGCAGGTCACGCCGACCTCGCCGTCCCAGTCGACCAGGTCGACGTCGCCGAACACGAACTCCACCTCGCTGAACGCCGGCAGGTCTCCGGCCCACAGTGCTGCGCCGTAGGCGTCCAGCACCGGGACGCTGGCTGCGCCGTTGCTGACCGTCACCCCTCCATAGGAGTTCGGCCATAGCGTGGACAGCTGGTTGGTGTCGAACGTGTCGTACACAGTGACACGTTCGGCGCTTCCGGTCAGCTCTGCGTACTGCTGCACGCTGGACTGGAAACTGCGGTGATACCCGGTGCGGGCACTGGCGACCTCGGCGGAGTTCTGCGCAACGGTCTCGGCCGGTGATTTCCGGGCAGGATTGCTGTAGCCCGTGGCGGCGTGCGGAGTGGTCATGGCGGTGATCCCTTCAGATCTGCAGGTTCGGCAATCCTATTGTGCCGAAGAGCACGGAGTAATCCTCCTTCTCCGCACTGCTGCCCGCTTTCGTGGGGATACCAGCCTGCGGCGGATCAGCAGGAGTCTGGCCCGCCGCAGGCTGTGCAGGAGCAGGACTGGCGGTTTGCTCCTTCCCCGAGGCTACCGTGGTCGGGGTCTGTGTCTGCTTGCGCAACACGTCGATGATCGGCTGCACCGGCACGCTGTAGCCGATGAGCTTGCCGTCGCTGCGGATCTCGTACGGCTGCACGGTCCTGGCGAACTCGTCGGCCAACGTCTTGTTGAAGTCGCGGGTGCCGGGGATCAGATCCTTGTTACTGGCGAACAACCCGATCGAACTGTGCAAGGTGTCCAGGGTGCTGCGGTCGGCTTCCAGTTTCTCCTGGGCCCGTGCCTCCACCTCCTGGCCGAGCAGGGCGCGTACCGCCTCCTGCCACTCCTTGGCGTCCGCGGAGTCCTTCAGCCGTTCCATCCCGTCCCGGCCGATCGCGGGAACCTCGGTGCCGACGAGCAGACGCGGGTGGGTTTCCAACGCCTGGAAGTACCGCTCGTAGTCGTTGCGGGTCTCGTCGAACGCCTCCTGCTGGACGGCTTTCGTCAGGTTGGTTTCGAGAGCCTTGCCGAGTTCCCCGAACCGTGGGACGAGATCGTCGGCAGATGCGGTCCAATCCGGGGGAAGATCTGCTCCTGTGCTGACGGCTGCAGACTGTTCAGCACTTCCATCAGCATCTCCTCCAGCTGCTCCAGCTGTTGCTGGTGTTGCCGGCTGTTCTGCTGCTGGTTCTGATCCAGCCGGTGCATCGCCTGCGACACCGGTTGCAGCGCCTCCCACAGCAGGATTCGCTGGTTGCGCAGGCTCTGCTCCTCCACCAGCCGGAGCAGGCGCTCCTGTTCCTGCTGGCGTTTCTGCTTGCGCGTCGGGCGCGAGTGCATCCATAAGAGCAGTGAAAGCCAGATCTCCGTGATTCGGGAGTTCAACCGCCTCACGCTCGTCATCAGGCGTGACACTCATCAGCCCACCCAGGTGTTCTTGAGCTCCTGCAGTTCGGCAGTGAGCTGCTGCTGGTTGTCCTCGGTGAACTGGAAGCCGATCTGGTCGAGCAGCGCAGTGATCCCGGTGCCGTCGAAGAACATGCGGTGGACCTCGGACATCACAGCGACGTCGATGGCGGCCGTGGTGGACTCACAGTTCCAGTCCAGTTCCCGGCTGAGGATGATCTTCTGCCAGGTGAACAGCACGTTGAGGTAGTGGTGGCCGTTGCGCTCGACGTCCTCCTCCGGGCTGTCGACGTTGAAGCACTCGTCATCGGAGTCGATCTCGGAGACCAGACCGTCGTACATCTCCTCGAGCAGATCGTAGAAGGCGTCCCGGAACTCCGGCATGTCGGCGAACCCGATCTGCGGGAACTTGTTGATGATCCGCAACGACCACTGCGGGGTGATCGGCTCCATGCGGACCTCACCTGACGGCTGGAGAATCCGCTGCCAGGTCTCCAGCAGACTGTGGTAGGCCGCGTCCTGGGCCTCGGCCAGGATGTCCTCGACAGTCAGGTTGGAGGTCTCGGGGGTGTCGGTCACTTGATCTTTCCCATCAGTTGGAGTTGGCGGTATTCGGATTCGATCGTGCGGATCACAGAGCGGATGTCGTAGCACAGCGCGTTCTCGATGTAGACGCGCTTGACACTGGCGGGCACCAGCTCGGCCCCGCCGAAGTAGGCCTGCACATCCTGCAGGTCGAAGCCTTCCCGTCCGTCATAGCAGTGGATCTTGAACGGGAAACGCGGGTCGGTGTAGATACCGACCTGGTAGGACGGCAACGTGATCTTCACCTGGGCGGGACGCTGCGGCTGGTTGCCGGCGACCTCGAAGGTCTCCACGTACTCACCGTTCTGCACGGTCTGAGTGGCGACACCTGTCTCGGTGTATTGCAGCACGCGCCGGCCGCGGGGTTTCGGGAAGGCGGGCTTACGCACTTCCTCCTGGTGCCACTTGCGGCCCAGCTCGTCAACGCGGATCACCTCGTCGGGGGCTGCGGTGTTGAGCCGTTGACCGGGCAGTTCCTCGGGATCGGGCTGCGAGGACACCGGAACGGTGGCGGGCTGCTGCCGGGGAGCAGGGGCGGGCTGGTCCTCCGGCCCCCACGGGGTCTGCGGTACGTCGGCCTGTGCCGCGACAGGCTGCGGTGCCGGGGCAGGAGCAGGCTCAGGAAGGCCGAAGAACTCGGCCGGGGGTGAAAGCTCGGGTTCGATCTTTCGCGCCGCTGCGGGCCTCTGCTGGGTCGCGCCGGGGTCTTCCGGGATTGCGTCGACGAACCCCTCGCTGATCGCCGCCTGGAGTTCGGCCTCCAGCACCTCTGTCGTGTAGTCGCTGTAGGAGCGGGTCAGAGGCCGTCCTGTGACTCTGAGCTGGCGGTACAGCCCTGGCTTGCGTTGCGCCGACATGTGTCTCCTAGGTGTGCTAACAGGCCGTTACGACGGACTGTAGCAGTTCAACGGGTGAAGATCATCCGTGTCGCCCAGGAGCACCCGGTGTCGCAGGGGGCCTGGGCATGTGGACCCACCCATCGACCCCGATCAATATGTAGTCATGTAGTCACCTGTAGTCACCCCTTTCAAGACCCCTATAGTTACTACTCTATTTATCTATCCCCCTTTCTACAAAGGTAAAAGAGGTGACTACACTGACTACATTGACTACAAAGGGGCTCACAAGCGAACACCCGTTCGACAATCGTGAGAAGTAAGGTACCCAGGCCCCTGCGACGTCTCCCCCTTTACGGGGTATTCCGTCGCCTATGGCCTGCTCATGTCCTGCATAGGCGTTGGAATCCCGTTGGTCGAGTAGACATCCCCGCCATCTACAACATTCCTGCCGTACTCGAACGTCTCCACACTGCCGTACTCGTAACCGACGTTGACCGAGATCGGTGTGTAGCGGTATTGCACCCATCCGACAGACCCTGAACTCGGTTTCCCGTCAACACTGCCGGCGAAGAAACGCCACTCCATCGCGTCCCTGCGAACGAGGAGATGGTCGATCACATCCCAGGACAGCCCTGTCGAATCGACAGTGGTCAGATCCTCGAAGATCTTCTCGGTGTCCAGCCGGTTGCCGTTCAGGGTCACACCCTTCACGCCGTAACGGGCCGTCCCGTAGAAGTCACCGAACGACACGCTCACCTGTTGGAGATGTGCCCACGCATCGTGCGCCCGGTTCGCGCCCTGGGTGTTCGTCTCGAAGTACCACGGGATGGCTCGCTGCTCCACGATGCCGGAGTCCGTCACCACATCATCCAGGCGTGCATCCGGATCCAGGTAGTACAGACCGTCAGGCCTGGACACACCCATGTACACCCGGCCACCGAACTCGATCTTCTTCACCGACGATGCCTGGATGAGGAACCGTGACCACGTTCCCGTCTTGCCGCCGTTGAGGTCGTACACCCAGATCTCGTTGCCCTTGCAGTCGTCCTCCAAGGACGCGCCAAGCGGGTTGTTGACTACGTAATACAGCCGGTTGTCCAAGTTCGAGGAGATGATCCAGTTCTTCGAGTTCAGCCCCGTCCACATGTCGGCGATGTCATCGGTCACCGGCTTGTGGTTGATGTTGTAGTTCTGCGCGGTGGACTTCAGCAGCGCACGGTCGATCGGTCGCCACAATGCGTTGTTGACCACTTCGACGCCGTACGGCGCCATCGACCCAGGAGTGTTCGTCGTCTCCTCGAACCCCATCACAGTGGTCGAGGATGACTGCGCGTTCACCGCGGCCGGTGTCATGTAGTAGCACGTCGACAGCCCATCACTGCCCAGGCACAACACGGTCAGGGTGTCCACACTCTGCGGGTTCTGCCACAGCGCCACCGCTCCGGGCAGATGCAGGTTGCCCGCCGACAGCGTCTTCTTGCCGCCGCCCCGGTTCGCGGTGAAACTCAGGTACTCCCCGGGCCGGGCCGACGTCCAGTTGATCGTGGCCGCCGCGTTCGGATCCCCGACCAGGATCGTGCGGTCGGCGGCGACCAGGCCGTTGCGGGCCTTCGGCGGCACCGAGTAGTTGACCAGGTTCTCCTTCGTCGGCAGGAACGCCGAGTTCAGCGTCATCTTCCTGGCCGGCGTCACGTTGATCCAGCCGCCCTTGCTATACGCCAGGGCCCGGCCGTCCACCTGGGCGTACACATCGGGGTACAGTTCGCGCACCCCCAGCTGCATCCCCTCCACCGGTACGACATCCTGGTTCGACCAGTAGAACCCGTACAGGGTCCAGCGCACCGCCCCGGCCGCCACCGCGTTACGGTACACATCCTCGGGCATGTACGCCACCAGCTGGTCCGCGCACAGGTCCGCGGTCTGTGTCGGCTGTGTCGGGTCGGGGGTCGGGTCGCTGGCGCTCTTGGGCATCAGCCACTTCCAGTTCGACGCCGGGCGTTGCATCACCACCTCGGTGATCTTCGACGCGCTCGACTCCCCGACCTCGTTCTCGAACATGTAGAAGAACCCGGCCTTGAAGGTGTTCTTCGTCGGGTCGGTCGAGATCAGCGTGTCGGCGTTCGGTGTCTCGACCGGCGGGATCGCCGTGGAGTCCACGTAGCGGTCCTGAAGGCTGACACTGGCGTGCGGTGCCTCCACATCCGACCACCGGTTGAACAGTGACAGTTGCCCTTCGGGGCCGTACACGTTCGGGGTGGAGCCGTCGAAGTAGGTGTCCGCCGTGGCCGAGTGCTCGATCATCGCGCAGTCGAGGAACACCGACACTCCGCGGGCGACGAGAGGGACCGTCACCGTCAGGTCGGCCTTGACCGCCGACGCGGGAGTGTCGGGGTTCAGCGCGGTGATCCGCTCGAACGTGCCGGTGGTGGCCCGAGACCCCGCGACGGCATCCACCTCCACCTTGTTCTTGTTCAACATGCGCAGCCGCATCTCGGCGGTCGGCCCACCCCCGCTGGCCCGGACATAGATGGAGCCGGCCAGGGCCGTCGCGGGACGGATGTCGGCCTGGGAGCTGCGCACCACCAGGGTCTGCGGAGGATGGTGGACGGTTGCGGACTTGTTGGCTTCGCCGTCCCAGAAGTAGTCGGCTCCCGAGTTGACGGAGAACATCGCCGACGACTCGTTCTTGCGGCACACGACGACGTTCTTCACCTTGATCCATGACGCCCGGCGCTGCGAGCTGTCACCGCCCACGGCGACCCGCACGGTCACCGCACCTGGCGGGGCCTCCACGCTGGGCGTCTCGTACCGGCCGGTCATCGGCTGACGCTCACCGGGTGTGAAGTAGTGGTGGCTGCCGATGCGTGACCCGTTGGTCCCGTAGAACGTGAGCCGCCCTGTCAGCAGGGTGTCGCTGCTGGCCTCATAGTCGAACGCCAACTTGTACTTGCGGCCCGGGACCACGCCTTCCAGTTTCGCGCCGTAGGCCAGGAACCGCCCGGTGCCCTTCTTGTCGAACACCTTCATCCACGAACCGTCGATCAGCAGATCGGGGTTGCCCTGCTCCTGGTGGGAATGCCAGCCGGCCAGGCCGGTGGCCGCCACATCGTGCAGCGGGGCGTACTGCAGGTTCACCCGGGCAGGCTTGGAACGCAGGCGCAACATCCGCTGCCCGGCCACGGCCGACCCGTCGACGATCTCCCACGCGCACAGATCCTCGTCGAGCCGTTCCCAGTAGGTGAACCCGATCTCGAACGAGGGGTTCAGCAGTTCGTTGCGGCGCAGCTGGTAGCCCTGCTTCAAGATCCACGCGGCGTCGGGGTGGACAACTGTCAGCTTGTGGCCGTCCACCCATTCCGGCTGGGTGATCGGGTTGAGCCGTTTGGCCACCTTCTGCCCGCCGACCAGGAACAGCCGCATCGACTCCCCGGCATCCGACAACGCCATGATCTTGTTGTCGATCTGCAGGTACTTCACGTAAGTCGTGGCACTGCTGAAGTTCATGTAGGTGTCATCCCCGCCGGGAATGTAGAACCCGATCTTCGGGTCATTCAGCCTGTACACAGAGTTCTTCGCCCCGGAGAACAGCAGCGCCCGGAAGCCCACCGTCTCGTCCTGCTCCCGCACGGCGAACAGCAGCGCCATCGACCCGTCGTAGGTGTAGAACGGTTCGTACGACCCGACCACCGGCTGGTCCACGGCACGGCCGGGAACCCCGGTGATCTCGGTGTCCATGTCGGGGGTTTGCGAGTACGTCATGTAGCGCAGCCCTGGCCGTACCGCCATCTCCCCGTTGCGCCGCACGTACACGTTCTCCATCACCCGGCAGGATGTCGGCTCCGACAGTCCGGGCGGGTGCGCGGTGGACCACCCGGTGAACTGCCGCAGGTACGCCTTGGACAGTGGCCGGTCGATCGGAGGGGGCAGGGACTTCTTCGGGCCGGCCATCTACTTCTCCGCGTGAGGGTGCCAGTGGCTCATGCCGTCCCCGACCAGCCCGTTCTGGATGCCCAGCTCGAACTCGTTGGAGTACGGCATGTCCGTGTTCCGCTTGTCACGTTCCATGATCTGGTACATCAGATCCTTGTACGCGGCTTCCAACGTCTGTGTCCTGGGCTGCATCACCGGATCGGTCTGCACGTAGTAGAACGCGGCGCGGGTGATCACCACGTCCGGGTAGTCGAAGTCGATGCGCTGGTTGCGCACGATGTCCGACACTTCCTCTCCGGTCGGGGGCAGCCGGAACATCCGCGGCTCCCGCATCACCGGCAGGAACACCGTCAGCCCGTCCTCGCGCAAGGTGAACGGCCGGGAGAACTCCAAGTTCTGCCGGGTCACCGCGCACCACAGCCCGGGCCGCCCCTCGTACTTGGACAGCGATTCCCGTGGCAGGAAGTACGCCCAGATCACGGTGCGTCCGTCCTTCTTGAACCGCACCGAGTCGTCGTTGATGATCCGGGGTCGCACCGAGTTCGGTAGCAGCAGGTCGCGTTGCCCTTTCACCGCTTTGCCGACCTCGAGTTCGGAGGCGTAGTAGCCCCACTCCTGTTCCAGGGCGTTGGCCCGCAGCGCCCGGTTCAGTTGCCGGGTGATGGTGCGGTAGCGGTCCTGCTCCGGTTCATAGGCCAGGTCCAGGCCGGTGAGCAGTCCGAGCACTTCGTTGACCGCGTCGTCGAGGGTCATCTCGATGTCGATGTTCATGCCGACCATCTCCTCAACGAGGCACCCTCAGCCTTGCCGACCGGGCCCATCGTCATCGCCGCCCCCAGGTTGCTGTTGCCCTGGCTGGCTTCCTGCTGCGCAGTGCCTTCGTAGTTCTCGATCCAGTTCGGCAGGGGCTTCTGCTCGTACGACTCGCCCTGTTCCTCCGCCGACTTCTCCAGTGCGGTGCGCATCTGCCGGCGGCTGCGCTTCATCGAGTCCTTGCCGACCTTCTGATCGGGGATCTTCTTGGCCATCCCGGTGGCCCTGCCACGGGCCGTGGGCAGCCCGGACTTCTTCTTCTTCTTGTCCGGCACTGCTGAAGTGGTCATCGCCAGGGCGCTCGCCTTACGCGGCTCATCCTTGCCGTCGTCCTTCTTCTTGCCTTTGCCCTTGCCCTTGCCCTTGCCGTCGTCCTTCTTCTTGCCGAGCACCTTCTTGTCGTCGCCGCCCTTGTCGTCACTGCCGGTCTCCATCTCCTTGGCGTAGGAGTAGGACTCGGCCTGCTGGCCTTCCAGGTTGGCGATCTCGTTCCAGATCTCCGAGCGGGAGTCGCGGAACTCCTGCCAGATCTTCTCCTTGTCCGCTTCACCTTGTGTCCAGGTGTTGGACAGTGCGGTCTGCGTGTCGAGGTTCAGGTCGGTGATGCCCTGGTTGACCGAGGCCTGGGTGTCGAAGTAGGCCCGGTTCGCCTCGGAGGTGTTGGCCTGCCAGTTCCGGGCGCCCATCAGCAACGCCTTCATCATGTCCGTCTCGCCGGCACCTTGCGTCAGGATCTGCTCGGTGGCCTCGCTCTGCTCGCGCACCAGGTTGGAGGTGTTCTGCTGCTGGGAGGAGTCGGTGGCCTTGGCGTTGTTGTCGGCCGCGGTCAGGAATCCCGCACCCCGCTTGGCCGCACCCTCCTTCAACTGTCCGAGCTGGGCGTCGATGAGCTGCCCGATGTCGGTCAGGTTCTGGTCGCGGGACAGCTTCAGCTGCTTGAGGCCTTCCCGCTTGGCGTCGATCTGAATGCCGAGGGTCTTGGCCTGGCGCAGGTATCTGTCCCTGGCCTTGTCCTTGGCCTCGTTCTCGCGGGCTACCTGCCGCTTCTCGTAACCCTTCGCCCCGCTGCCGGTGCTGCCCGATTTCTTCGAGGAGCCACCGGGACGCGAACCGGACGGTGCCGACTTCGGTGTCGTCTTCGGGGAGCCTGTGGGCTTGGCACTGGGTCGCGGGCCTTTCGGGGCGAGCGGAACCGTCTTCTTGCCGTCATTCTTCTTTGCCATCAGCGGGCCCTTCCAGTCCTACGATCTTGCGGATCTCTTCCGGGCTTCTACGCCGCCCCTGATCAGGGTAGCCAAACTGGATCTCCTTCATCGTCTGCTCGTTGATCCAGTTGTAGAACTTCGCTCGGTCTGCGGCATCGAAGTCGTAGTGGTCCATCTCCAGTTCGACAGAGAAGTCCGAGGCCTCGGGGTTCTCCAGTTCCCGCTTGACCATCCACAACCAGGCGTCCCACTCCTGGTCGTTCTTGTCCTGGCGCAGGCTGCGGGTCTGCCCGTTGAACGCATCGTTGACGAGGGTGAACCCGAACGGGATCTCGTCGAGTTTCTTCGGGCGGCCCTCGAAGCTGGCCGGGTTGATGCCCTGCCAGGTGGAGGCCACATCCCACTTCACCAGGCTGGCGGTGCGCATCTTCTCCCGCAGCGCCTGGTCGAACCCGGACACCATTGCCGCGTCGATCGCCCGCTGGTTGGCCGGCGTCATGATCGAGTCGTAGTTGGTGTACTCCAGATAGGTTTCCTCCGGGGTGATCTCGCTGTCGGTGCGGGGTGCCGGCAGCACCCCTCCACCGGGAACGGGGACAACTCCGCGGGGGACGAGGCTGGCGTTCTGCCCGGCGGTGTGCTTCTCCACCACTTCGCCCTGTTCAATCGGCATCCGCTTCATGGTGAACTGCGCCAGTTCGTCGGCGTCGATCGCCCGCTCCATCGACAGGAACTGGTCCAGGTCCTGGCCGACAGCCTTGAAGTCCACCTCGTCGAGCAGTTTCACCACGTTCGGGGCGAAGATGGAGGAACCGCCGTCGGCCCCGAACATCTCCTCCACCTTCTGCTCGTACTCGTCCTTCATGGCCCGGGCCTCGTACGGGTCGATCCTCTGCTTCAGGTCCTTGCGCCGGGCCCTGAACAGTTGCGTGTTGAACTCGACCGCCATGCGCTGCTCGTCGGTCAGCGCGTCGTACTCCTCCCAGGTCATCCGTCCGACCTGCATGTCGTCGACCTCGAGCGCCCCGGACGGTGCGACCTTCTCCTCACCCTCCTTGGGCTGCTCGGTCTGGTACAGCCGTTGCAGTTCTTTGATCTGCGCATCGGACGGCAGATAGGAGTACGGCTTCAGATCGCGGACGTTCTTCAGCCGGTACTTGTTCCGCTCGGCCTGGGTCGCCTCAAGGTCCACGACCTCCCAGTTGTTGGCGTTCATCCAGTCCAGCTCGGCCTGGGACGGCTGCGGCTGCAACGAGCGTTGCGCGTTCTGCACCGCTTCGGTGGCCAGGTCCAGCGCCTTGAACGTCTGCGGAGGAGCAGGTGAAAGAGCGCGGGTCGCCGCGTCCATCGCGTCCTTCGCCACTGTCTCCGGGGACTTCCACTGCATCGGCAGGGAACTCCAGACAGTCTCGGGCATACCGCCCTTGCTCATGTCCGGGGCGGTGGATTGTTGTTTCTTCGCCGGGGTGCGCGGTTCCTTGCGGTCCTCAGGCTGCCAGCTGGGACGGCCCTGAGGACGGTCCCACGGTGTCAGTCCCATAGAGCAGCACCTCCTAGAGCTTCATGATGTAGACGAGGGCGTAGTACGGCGGCATGTTGTCGTGGGCCTGCGAGGCGTCGGCCGCGGCGTTCGCGTTCACCCCGTGGGAATGTGTGGCGTTCGCGGGCTTGGTGGTGATCCCGGTCAGCGATCCCACATACCCGTTGATCCCGATGTGGTGGCCGTGCGCCCCGTTGTCGTGCGAGTGGTCACCGCCTCCTGTGCCGTCCCACGATCCGCCGGCAGACCCTTGACTGCCACCTGTGATACGCCGGGCGTTCGGGCTGCCCAGCGCCACATCCTGCAACGCCCACAACGGGTGGGAGTGCCCACCTCCACCATGAGAGTGCCAGCCGTCATGCGCGGGGCCGGACGGGTGATAGGTGTAACCGGTGTGGCCGTGGTCCAACTTGATCGTGTTGACCTCGTGGCTGTGCGCGGCGTCCTTGCTGTCCGTGGTGTGGGTGTGCGCCGGGGATCCTGACTGTGCGGAGGTCAGCTTCACCGACTCCACCCCGGCACGGGTGCCGCGGGCCTTGGTCGCGGAGACCCCGACGATGAACCGGTCGCGCAGATCGGGTGTGCCGTTCGACCCGTTGCAGATCGCCCAGCCGGTCGGTGAGGTGTCGCCGTTGTACGCCACGATCACACCGCGCGGGACGCTGCCGATCGCAGCCGGGTCCACCGGCTCCCAGGTGTTCTCCGAGGTGGTGCCCAGCAGTTTGCCGGCCGGGGTGCTGCCAGCGGGTTTGCGCAGCAGTCCACGGTCGAGTGCCTTCAGCGCGGCCTTCACCCAGTTGGTGTGCTCGAAGTGGCCGGGTTCGCCCTCGACCGGATCAGCCGGTTCCGGGGTGGGCAGCAGTGACGACATGGCGGGCTCCTACACGTACCAGATGCGCAGGGTCCGCGTGGTGTTCGGACCCAGGTACACGTTGTTGTTGGACGGGTTGAGTAGCAGGGAGATCGTGGTGGGTGTGGAGGACACGTCCAGCAGGGACTGCACCAGCGCACCGGCTTTCAACCCGGTCAGCGGCGCCCACCCGGTCAGGCCCGCGGTGAACGTCCCCTCGAAGTACGGAGGGATGCGGGTGTCCACATACTGCTTCGTGGCCGCGTGATTGTTCGCTGCGGGGGTCACCGTCTCCACCGGCCCGGACACCTTTAACGCCGTGCCGTTGTTGCGCAGCTCGACCTGGGTGGCACCGTTCTTCAGCACCAGCGGCCCGGTCATCGTGTCACCGGAGATCTTCACGGCCTCGCGGTCGAGGCGCTTGATGAACTCCTTGATCCACCTCGACCAGGCGAAGTGCCCTGGTTTGCCGGCCACCGGATCGGCCGGTTCCTTTCCGGGCTGCCCGTTGGGGAACGGGAACTCGGGTGCGCTACTCGCTCCCATCAGTGGCGATCCTTTCTCCGGAGGGCGGTGCGAACTGCGCCGACCATTTATCTCTCCACACGTTCTCCCAGATGACCGGAACACCTTCGTCCCAGATGTCGGTCCACGGGTCCGGCCAGATGAAATCGGTGCCGCAGTACATGGCCACGATCTCGTCCTCGCCGTTGACCATGCGATGGACGCCGAACATGGTGATGCCGGTGTCGTCCGCAGCGGTCGGCACGACAGTCACCATGTTCGGCTCCACAGTCATCAGTCCCTCCGGTACGCCACCGCAGCGTTGCACCACATCATCGACTCCTGCAGTGCGGTCAATGCGAGTGAACGCTCCCGGCTGTCCGGCACCGCCGTCTCAATCCAGTGCGCGAGGTCACCGTGCATCAACCGCACTGCCTCGTGACGATCCTGCTTGTCCGTCGTATCCGCGGGATGAAACTGGAATCGGGTGGCAATCTCCATACTCATTCGGCTACGACCTTCACCTTCGGGTTCGGCTCGAAGAAGTGCTTGGCCTGCTTGTTGTTCAGCACGCCGGTCTGGCGGTAGCCCTTCTTCTTCTGCCACTTCTTGACAGCACGCTCGACCGCCGGGGTGTACTTGTTGCCGGGCCGTTCCAGGCTCAACGGTTCGGACACCTTGAGGAAGCCGCGACGGATCAGCCGGTAACGCAGCTGCTTCACGCTGTCGCTGTCGTCCACGCCGGGCTTGAGCCGGTTCACGTAGACCGTGATGGTGGTGTCGAAGTCGATGTCCTTGCCGCCAAGATCCTCGCTCCAGCCCTCGTACTTGTAACCCCAGGCGCGCTGGAACCATTCGATCGGCACAGTCGCCATCCGGCCACGGCCACCTGCATCGGTAGAACGCACCATCCCATCACCGACGTACAGAACGACATGGCCGTACTTCCCGCCCGAGTAGTAGATCGGTGCACCGATCGGGATGTTCTTCTTGCTGGTGTGCTTCTTCTTGGCGTTGTGCCACTGGCTGATCGCCGACGGGTACCAGTGGTTCGTCGGGTAGATCTCCTGGCACTCCCACAGGCACATGTTGACCTTGTTGGTCTGCTTCGCCTTGAAGGCCTTCGCCGCTTCACGACCGTTCCTCATGAGTGTGCTCCTTCGATGAAGCCGGGGTTCTGGTCGGGCACGTCGTCCCCGGGTGCCGGCACATCCGTGCTCGGCTCCACGTAGGCGTACTCCTCGGCCGTCTCGACTTCGGCGTCCTCTGCGTTGAGATCGGCGTCCACGTCCTGCTCATCGCCGAACTCATCCATCACTGCTGGCATGGTGTGCCTCCTTGTGAACTGCAAACGGTTGGTTCTCCGGCGCCAGCGGCTCCTCGATGCCGAAGTAGGCGCCAAGTCCTGCTGACACAAGTCCGATCATCCCGGTACCGAGTACCAAGAGCAAACCTGCCTCCCCGTCAGAGAGTTGCCGGTTGGCGCCCAGCGCGCCCATCAGCACGGCGACCGACACCAGCAGGAACAGCACGCAGATCGCCCCGGTCAGCATGATGACAACTCGAACCATGCCGGGGTGCGGATCTCTCATAACGTCCTCTTTCCGAAGTAGCGCCCGACGATCGACGACAGCAGCGCCAGCACACCGCCGGACAAAGTGAGGATCAGGTTCTGCGCGTTGGCACTGATCTCCGGGCCGTCCACCGTGGTGTCCCAAGCGTCGTAGATCAGCACACAGCCGACCATTGCGAAGAAGATGAACAACGATCCCGACACGATCTGCAACACCAGGATGAATCCTGCGTTCAGATCACCGCTCCATGCTTTCCTCACCATGCTGCCACCTTTGCTTTGAAGTCCGTGAAGTCTGTTGCTGATGCGACCAGTGCCTTCAACTGCGCCTTCTGTGCCGAATCCCCAAGAGTCAGCCCTGCGGTCGAGTGAACAATCTCCATCTCTCCCAGGGCGTTGTTCTTGAACAGTGCCTCAGACAGACGCAGCGTGTCCCACTCGCCTTTCAGACTCACCCCGTACTCCATGCTGTCTGTGGCGATCAAACCTCTGACGGAAATGTCTTGGGCGTTGTCCAGCACCACAGCCCCGACATGGTTGCTCTTGCCACTGATGTTGGTGAACTGGCACAGGTTCGACCAGTCCCGCAGATACACGCCACGGAAGTTGCCGTTGGCGTGGATGTTCGCGGCGGTGCAGTAGGTGCAGGCGAACTGGTACATCAGCCCGTTCCACCCGTTGTCGCTGAGCACCGCGTTGTTGACCGCCACGTTGTTACAGGCGGTGAGGATGATCCCGTGGAACCCGTTGGCATCGGCCACGATGTTCGACAGCACCGCGTTCCAGCAGGTGTCCAGGTGGATGCCGGATGCGTCCTCACGCCAGATGCCGTTCTGGGTGGCGATCACATTGTCGATCAGCACCTCCCCGGCGTTGTGCACGTAGACGCCCTCGATGTTCCCGCCAGTCACGGTGAGGTTCGTCAACCGATGATCGGTGCCACCGGAGAACTGAATGCAAGTGGTGTAGACGGCAGGGCCAGGATTGCCGACCCGATCAGCGTCGATGGTCAGGTCGGCCACCGTGATCCGGCTGAGGTCTTTCGCGTACAGCATGTCGGTGTTGGCGGTGCGGCCGGCTTTCAACCGGATCACCGACCCGCCCCCGGCCCCGCGCAACGTGGTGCCGCTCTGCTTGATCGTCAGCCGGGAAGTGGTCAGATAAACGCCAGCCGGGAAGTACACCGTGGATCCAGCTGGGGCGGAATCCAGCACAGCCTGAATGGCAGCGGTGTCGTCGCTGACACCGTCGCCTTTGGCCCCGTAAGCGGTCACATCAATACGCATTCCCGAGGCTTTCAGTGACTCAAGCCACTGCGCCTCAGTACCGACGAAACCGTTGGCCAGCGCCACGGCGTACGCCGACGGCCCTTCCGGACCTCGAGGCCCGGCCACCCCGAACACCTCGCCCGGTGCGATCCCGGCGATGTAGTCGGCTGCGGCCGACGCCAGGATGTAGCCGGAGTCGGACCACGGGTGGCCGATGTTGAAGATGCTGAAGCCCAGCCACCGGTCCATGTTGATGAACTCGGAGACGTACGCCAGGTAGAAGTTGCGCTGCAACATCTGCGAGTAGACGTCCCCGGTGTCGGGATCCCACGGCGCGGTGGCACCGTTCGTCCAGTGCGACACCGCCAGCTCCCCGAACCACAGCGGTTTCTGCCAGCGTTCACTGAACTGCAGCACCTCGTCGTAGATGTCCTGCTGCCGGTCGTAGATGGTGGTCGAATGCAGGCAGGCCCGCAGCTCGTCGACACCGGGGTCAAGAGAGTCGGTCAGCTCAAAGTAGCCGCTGACCACCAGCACGTCCACGTACTGCCACAGCGGGTTGTTGATGCGGTCGGCGAACGCCTGCTGCGATGGCGGATCGAAGTGTGCGGTATACCACCAGTTGGTGCGGAACGCGAGCAGCCCGGTCCACCAGCCGCGCACCGCCTGGATCAGTGTGGCCCAGCGTTCCCACTCCGTCTCCATGAACGGCATGTTCGAGGACAGGTACATGGCGTACTCGCCGGGAAACTCCCGGGCCAGTCGGACACACGCCTCCCGCCAGTAGGAGAACCAGACATCCATGTCGTCGGGGTTCCACAACGTCTCCGACTGGTTGCCGTCGTCGATGAACGGGTACGGCTCGACGATGACCTTTACATGGTCAGGCAGTGCGGCCCTGATCCGTTTGGCGTACGCCAGCGAGGCCTCGTCCACCAGGGCCACAGAGGAGGTCACGGAGTTCGCGTCGATCTGGATGGGCAGCGTGACCGTGTTCAGGTTGAGCCGGTCGATGTCGGCCAGGATCTTCTGGATGCCGAGGTCTTCACCGTTGGCCGCAGCCCAGGCGCTGATGTTGCCGCCGACCATCAGGTCATCGGGGTAGGTGGCCGGATACGACGGAGGCCCGGTGTAGCCGCGGGGCCCGCGTTCACCGGCCGGGCCGGGCGCGCCGTCCTCACCGGGATCACCGGGATTCCCCTTCGGGCCGGGGTCACCCTTCGGGCCGGGGTCGCCGTCCGTGCCGGGGTCACCCTTCGGGCCGGGGTCGCCCTTCGGACCGCGCGGTCCCATCTCGTTGACGGTGATGGTGATTTCCGGCGGCGGGGTGACGTTCATCGTCGCATCGGACTGAACGAGCAGCGGATCTTCGCTCATGAGGGCAACCTCGTCACATCGGGGTGGATACGCAGTTCACCGTTGGCGAGGGTCACCACCGGGTCCGACCCGTCGGCCTCGGACAGTTGCACATCCCAGAAGCCGACATACTTCCCGCGTCGTGCCAGACGTTGACAGTCCTCGTGCAGCAGGATCAGGTCCGCGCCCCAGGATTCCACGCGCACCTGGAACGAGGCGTCCAGGCGTTGGCTGTCTCGCTTGGACCGCACCTGCGCGAAGAACGTCCGATCTCCGATCAGCTCGGGGGCGATCTTCACATGGATGGTAAGGGTGTCCCCTGCGTAGTGGTCGATGTCGACGATCTGAGGTCTGGCATCAATGTTCGGCATGATCCTCCTCAGGCGACGATCAGATACAGGGCCAGTGGGTTCTTCTCCGGCAGCGCGTCGTACTCGGCCTGCGTCCCCTTCCAGAACGGGAAGCCGACCGAGTTGAACCACTCCCGCAGTTCGTTGGCGTAACTGGCGGCCAGGTCCGCGGAACCTTGGGACTGGTTGACCAGTTCTTCCAGGGTGATGGTGGCTGCTGCGATCTCATCGCGGAAGTCCTTGATGAGTTCGGTGACCAGCATGAACAGGCCGTCGACCCGTTCCACTGTCACCTCGACAACATCCCGTTCACCGAGCAGGACCGTCACATCCGTACCGGTGGCGACACCGCTGTACACGTTGCCGATGTAGTCGTCGGTGTTCCGGCCTATCTCGAAGTTCCCCTTCAACACGGGGATCGAATAGCCGGACTGTGGGATCAAGGTGATGTCGTAGACGTAGGTGTTGGGCGGGAGCGCCAGGTCGTCGGCCTGGAACTCGAAGTGCTGCATCGCCTTGTTGTCGGCGTCAGAGACGGCGATCGCTGACAGTACCTCGGTGCCGCCGCGATGCCCGAGTTCGGCCGCGACGAATCGCAGCGTGCTGCCGGTGAGATCGACAGGGGTTCCGTCCGACGCCTTGAAGTAGACGCCGAAGGTGAACGACTTGTTCGCTTCGACAGCGATGTTGGTCTCACGTCGGGGGGTGTTACCGATGGCCATGCGTGGTCCCTTTCCCAGGAGAGAGGAACCGGCCCGCCCTCAATTCGGGCCGGTTCCTCCTCACTCCTACTGGCCTGGAGGCATCTCCTCGGGAGCTTCGCCGCCGCCGCCTTCACCTTGCGGTGCTGGGGCTTCGCCGCCGCCCTCGGGACCACCTTCGCCGCCACCGGCCGCACCTTCCAGCGCGTCGATCGCAACACCGGCCAGTTCCTGAATCTGCTTGAGCAGTTCGATGAGCTGTTCCATGTCTGCAACCTATCGCTGGTTGTGTGCGACGTCGCCGGCCGACTGAACCGGCAGGCCGGTGTCGAGGTTGCTCGTCGCGTTGTACGGCGAGTGGAACCACTCCGGCGTGGACTTGAGCGTGTTCGGTCCGGACAGCGGGTAGGTCTCGGGGGAGACACCCATCTGCGCACGGGCCGCGGCCACCTTGTTCGCCACGAAGGTGAACGAGTCACCGACGACCTGCAGGTTGGTGGTGGAGGCGGGCAGGAACAACGGGACCACTCCTTCGGAGAGCTGGTCGATCACCCAGCAGTCGTAGGAGAAGTCCTGCACGTACTCGGTTCCCTTGAACCGGGTGCCGCCGTCCTGCTCCCGACGCTCGCTGAAGTGCTCGTAGGTCTGGATCGCGTTCTTGTACGCGGCCAGCGCCACGACCTGACGCAGCGTACGGCCGGCGGTGGCCGTCGAGGCGACAGGATCGACAACGAGGTTGGTGTCGGTGAACACCTTCGGCAGGAACTCGGGGTGGATCTTGACCAGCTTCCACGACCCCTTCAGGGTGCCGAGGTAGCCGGAAGCATTCGCCCCTGAGATGTCGCCGTCCTTGTACAGCTTGAACGCCGACTCGGTTCCGGCACCCTTGTCGATGAGCGCGTTGATGAACACGAGCTCGAGGGCGCTGGTGATGAGCAGGAACCGCTCGTTGTTGCCGAAGTTGCTGTCGAACCAGTTGTCGCTGAACAGCAGCGACAGGGCATCCAGCGTCGACAGCGGATCGGTGTCATCGAGGTACATGCCCTTGATGGTGGCGAACGACGGCTGGATCTGGTTGTCGCTGTCCTCACCGGGTTCGGCGATCCAGCGGTAGTCCGCGGCGTTGCCGGTGCAGGCGATGCGCTCGGCACCCGTGGTCTGCGGTGCCGGTGTCTCAGTGGACAGGCGGGGAACCAGCTTGCCGGTCATGTGGCCCTGGACCGCTGCGAGCAGACAGTATTTGTCGTGGTCGCGCAGCACGGTGGTCTGCATCTTGCGGCCGGTGTACTCCTGCACGATGTTCTTGATCGGGCTGTAGCGCAGCTGCTCGTCGAACACGGTGAAGCCGAAGGAACGGTGCCGGCTCATCGAGTAGGTGCGCCACTCGATCGGCGGGATGCCGTTCTTCCACTCGGCGGTGTACTCACTGCCGGAGTAGTGGTCGGCCCCGATACGGCTGATGTCGGCGTCCACGATGTAGTCATCGACACGGATGTCGGGGACGCGGATGCTGCGGGCGTTCGGGTTCGGCTTGATCTCCGACCCAGTGAACATCCCGGCCACGGGACTGGTGATGCGAAGGTATGTGGCCAGAGCGACCTGATAGTCGGTCAGGCTGTCCTTCTGGACTGGTGCGACCATGTCGCGTACTCCTTTGTGTGGTTAGGCCTGAAGATCAGGCGCTGGCAGTGATAACGCTAGAGGGGTTCATCAATGGTGTCGAAGACCCCATCTGATCTTGCGGCTCCTCGACACCAGTTGGTGTCTCCAACACACCTAGCTTCTCCATCAGGAGTTGCTGTGCCTCCCGCATCATGCTCATCTGATCCTGCAGTTGGCTCAGCGCGTTACCCTGCATCAACACCAGATCACCCATCCCTGTCTCCAAGGATGTGAGTTCACTCTCGACCATCTCGATACGGCGGTCACGTTCGTCGACAGCCTCGACATCGCCTTTCCACATCAACCCGATGTCCTTCGCGGACGCGGAGCCGGACAGTTCTATCTGCTTGGCGATGATGTACTGCATCGCCTTGGCGGCCTGTGTCAGCATCTGTTGGTCCTGTGCAGCGGCCAGCGCCGGCATCGCCTGTGACAGCGGGACGAACAGTTGGTTGAGGATGCGCAGCTGCTTCTCGTCCTCCATCTCCACCAGGGAGCCGGGCACCGCACGTACCCAGTATTCGACGGAGAGATCGTTGAAGTCGATGTCGAGCGTGCCGTCCTCGTTCAGTGTCTCGGTCGGCAGCCCGGCCCTGAGCAGTTTCACTCGGGCGTCGGCTGTCGGCTCCACCTTCTTCACAGCCCGCAACTCGGCGAAGTACACCGTCAGCGCGTACGAGCAGTAGTGACTGAAGAACGACTCGATCGCCTTCTGGTAGTTGTTCGTGGTGATGTCCACCATCGCCTGCTGGGCCTCGACACCCTGTGGTGTGGCCGACATCCCGTTACCGGCCTGGGTCGCCATCTGCTGGTCGGCGGACCCGATCAGGTTCACCATGCTGCCCAGGTTCTGCTGGCTGATCTGGCCGTACTGCATCAGTGTCTGGGTGTTCACCTCGAACGCTTCGATCTTCGCGTTCGGGTTGGAGATCTGGGTGTACTTGCCGGGGCTGAGGTTCGGGATCGCGTTGACCGCGCCGTAGCCCAGGATGCTCGGGTTGATGTTGCGGTACCACAGCTTCATCGCACCGTTGAGCATCAGATCCTGAAAGTCCTGCCGGCCGATCAGCAGCTCCACCTGTGACTTGCCCAGCGGCTGCTGGCTGTCCTTCTCCAACACCAGGAAGTGAACCGGGTGCAACTTCAGCGGGTGCTTGTTCCGCTCGATGCGCAGCAGGTGCTTCGTGTGTGGGGAGAACGTGAGGAACGGCTGGCCGGACGACGAGTACCAGGTGATGATCTCGTAGCCCTCGGGGATGATCCCGAACTTCTTGGACTGGTAATCCACCGACTCGCGGGAGCGGCCGTACGGTGCGCTGACCAACAGCGACCGCAGCGCGTTGACATCCCAACCGACCGGGGTGTCCTGAATCATGGCGTGGACCTCGGCCTTGGTCAGATACCTGCGCACGAACACGTTCTGCGCCTGGCGCACATCCTTGGCACCCGGGTCGGGGAACACGTCCCGGTAGTGGATGGCGTCGTACTTCATGTACCAGCCGCCCGCGGCGTCCTGCAACAGCACCGGGATCACCGTGTCGAACCCGAGGGTCAGTGCCGACTTCACCGACGCGAACAGGTTCTGCTGCATGTCGTTGCTGTACTCGTCGGAGCCGATCACCTTGGTGGTGAGAATGTGCCGGGCGAAGATCCCCTGGATCGAATCGTCGTCGAACCGGGACAGCACCTCCACGTTCGGGGTGTTCTGCACCAGGTTGCGCGCGATCCGCCGGATCAGCCCGGCCGTCTCCCCCGAGGAGATGTTGGGCAGATCCGGTTTCGGACTGATCACCGCACCGTCGGCCAGCTTCTCCAACTTGTCGTACGTGGATACACGGGCGTCCATCTCCGACTTGTATCGCTGGAACATCTGATGGAGCCGCTGGCCCTTCGGGCCGATGCCTCGCACATCGAGACATCCGTTGCGGGGATCAATCCGATACTCCTCGTACCAGTCCTCGAATGAGGCGACCGGAGCGTAATCCACGTCTACTGCCATTGCTTCAGCCTTCCTCGTTCAGACGAGAACCGTTCTCGCCGAATGCTGGCACGCCGCACGTACGGCGTGTTGGAGTTGATCGCCGGAATCCCGTTGGGGTTCGGGCCGTACCTGCGCGGGTAGGGGTTCGTGCGGGTGAAGTACGCACCGCCACCGCCGCTACTGCTGTAGCCACCCCAGCCGCCACCGCCACCCCAGCCGCCGCTGCGGTAGTAGCCTCGGCGGAACCCGCCATAGGAGTTGCCGCGTTCGGCCTGCGACGGTGTGTACCGTTTCGCCAGCGCCCGCTCCAACGGCTTGTCATTGGCCTCGACCTGGCTCTCGACCAGGTTGGGTTTCAGCGCGGCCAGGCCGGTGTTGATGCCGCGCACCTCGTCCACCGAGTTGCCACGCTCGTCCAGGCGCATCCCCGGTGCCGCCGGCTTGATGCCGGTGGGGACCGGAAGGATCGTCCCGAGGAACGAGTTACGGGCGTACGGTGTGGCCCACGGCTTTCCGTCCGGGCCGATCGTGTACCGCACGTTGAGCTGGGTGTAGTTCGCCGTCGGCCTGTCGGGGATCTGCTTGGAGTACAGCAACTCCCGCAGCCCCGGAGTCTCCGGTCGAGTGGGGTCGCCGTACCAGAACCGTCGTGCCCGGTACTGCGCCGACTCGTACGACAACCCGTAGTCGACACCTTCCTGCACCAGCTCTTCCAGCCACTGCTGACCGATCCGGTCGCGCATCTCCTGGGTGATGTAGATGCCCTGCAACGCCGGGTCACTGAAGTCCACGACTCCGGCCATCAACGACTTGATGATGCCGGTGGCACCAGGGTCGTTCAGGATCTCGCGGGAGTTCTTGTCGATGAAGGTCGG